GCGCCGTCCGGGGCCGCGCAGACCCCCGGGGAGGGGGTTGCTGGGGGGTGTTTCCGCAGGTCAGAGGCTTGCGCGCTGGTCGCCGTTTCCGCAGGTCAGGGCACGTTTCGCGCCTCCAGCTAACTTTCGACCGGTTTTCGATCAGGTGTTCGATCCGCGGGCCTCGGCGCGGGACTTCGGCGCGTGGCATGCCTTGCATAGGGTGCGCATGTTGTCGAGTGTGTCTGTGCCGCCGCGTGATCGGGGTTGGATGTGGTCGGCGTGGAGTTGTCCACTGCCGGGAGTCGCGGTGTGTCCGCAGCTTTGGCAGGTCCAATTGTCGCGCCGGAAGGTGGCTCGCTGCAACCAGTGTGGGACTTTGCGTCCTTGGTGGTTGCCCCAGCGGTGTGTGGTGTGTTGGGGACATGTGCCGGTTGTGGTGAGTGTGGTGCAGCCTGCGTGTCGGCAGACCTTTGGCGCGCGTGGCATCAGATCGGTTGGGTGTCTGTGGTCCAGGTGTCGCGTGTTCCGTGTTGCCATGCGACGCGGCCTGGTAGTCGTGGTTGGTTGTCGTCTCTGGTGTCGATCATTGGCGTCTCGTCTGCGTGATCGATGAGGCTGGGCCATGTGTAGGCGATGGTGTGGCCTTGGTGGCGTGCCCATGCGCTGATTGCTTCGTCGATGGGTTTGCCGTTGGGCAGGTTGTTGAGCATGTGGGGTACGAGGTCGGCGTGTATGGCGATTCCGACTGCGTGGAGTAGTCGTCTGCAGGTGAGCCAGTGTGCTGTGGTGTCAGCGGCTTTGGCGATGCGTTGTTGGTATTCGCGGGGTCGTTCTCGCCCGAGGTAGAGGCTGACTACTGGGCTGGGTGCCACTGCTAGCGCTGCGTCGATCTGGTCGCGGAAGTTGTTGCACGGTATGGCGTCGTCCTCGAGGACCACGAGCCAGTCTGTGTTGTGGCGGGTGAGGTGTTGCCACACTTTGCGGTGGTTGGCTTCGCATCCGAGTGCGCCGTTGTCGATGCTCATGTATGCGGCGCCCACGGTTTCCATGAGCCGGTGTGCTTGTTCGGCGCGTTTGGTGTGGGCCACGATGCCGATGGTGTGGGTCATCGTGGCCTTATGCGTGTGGTTTTCACGGCGACGGTGGTGTGTGGTGTGAGTCGTGGTGTGATGCTGCCGTAGTCGTATTCGGGGTCGATGGCGATGGAGCATCTGACCCAGCCGCTGGATTGGATTTTCTCGACGGTGCCTTCGTGTTCGAGTCCGTTGAAGTCGACCCATACGTTGTCGCCGGGTTTCATGTTCCGCTCCATTGTCATTCGTCCCAGTAGGGTCCGGGGCACGACGGCCATGGTCCGTTCCAGTGCACGCCGTCTGGGCCGAGGCCGGGCCAGGCTGGTTCGACACCGGCGGCGCGTGCGCCGTAGAGGTCATAGGAGCGGTTTCCGGTCGCGAGTGTGAGGTTCTCGAAATCGATGAGCAGCACGCCGCGGTCGGGGTGTACGACGACGTTGATCAGGCAGGGGTCGCAGTGCCACCAGCCGGCGGTGTGGATGGCGGCGAGCAGATCCCACAGCGGCTCGGCGTAGCGCCGGGACCAGTTGGGGTGGATGTTGAGGATCGGGGTGCAGCGTTCGACTTCGATCCACATGGGGCCGAAGTCGATGAGTTTGGGCGTGGCCCATGGCATCGTGCGGTATGCCTGTAGTTCTTTCTCCCAGGCGATCTGCTTGGTGAACTGCTTGTGCACGGTGCGTCGGTGGATCGTGACCATGGGCCTCGCGACCATTGTTACTTGTGCCTCCACCATGACCAGTCGTTGCGTTCGTTGGCCTTGAAGACCGTCACCACCTGGGGTCCGTGGATGAGTTGGTCGGCGTGTTTGGTATAGGCGACGTAGTTGAGTGTCGCCATGTCGCCGATGATTGTTCCCGGGGCGTCGTCTTTGTGCCAGACGCGCCGAAGTTGGTCTTCGTGGTCGGCGGCCATGTCGTGTGCGAATGCCATGACGGTTTCCCGGTCGCCGCCCACGATCCCCGCGTTCAGTAGGGTGCGGTCGGCGTGGGTGTCGATGAACTGTTGCAGGTGTGTGGCTTTGTGGTTGTTGCGCATCCAGTCGATCCCCACAACGGCGGGTTCGTGCCCGATGTACAGCTTCCCGGGTTGCATGTGTTCCCACGGAGGGGTGAGCATTTCGACGTCGGTGCCGTCGACGCACCACACCCATTTGACGTCGGGGTTGGCGCGGAGCCATTGGTAGTACAGGTACCAGCGCGCGAAGTATGGGTTGTCGACTGGGCTGGTGACTCGCTCGAATGACGCCTGCGGGTGGGTGAGTGGGTTGTCGCACAGCACGACGGTTTCACCTCCGGTGATGGAGGTGATCAACGTTTCGAGCAGTTTGACGTCGGGCCGCATGCGTGTGCCGCGTTGCGGGTCGGGCTTGTTGGACAGCAGGCAGGTGAGCACCACATGCCGGTCGGGTTCCACGATGGGGATGTGGTGGCTGCTGGTGTAGTGGTGTTTCCAGTACAGGTCGGTGTTGCGGGTGGCGGCGGCTTTGCGTTCCTCGGTCGGGACGGAACGCTTTACTTCCAGGTGCTCGTCCATGGAGTGGATGAGCTTGTTGGAGCCGCATACGTCGCCGTACCGAAATGAAGTGAGGCCGGCGTTGTAGATGCGATCGGACCACGATGGGTGTTCCCATCCCCAGCCGCCATAGTCGGGGTCGAGTCCGCCGACGCGTTCGATGACGCTGCGGTGTGCGTAGATCATGCATCCGCGGGCGCCGGTGAGCGCGAAGTGTTGGCCGTCGTCGTAGACCTTCGTGACGTCGTTGATTTTCCGCCCGCTGGCCAGGTCGACGAACTGGTACATCAGGTGGGGTTCGGGTGAGTCGATGTAGGGCTGGTACCAGTTGTCGGCGATGGGGTAGCAGTCGTCGTCGAACAGGAAGATGTGCTCGCAGTTTGAAAGCAGTTCCAGGCACTTGTTTTTGGCTCGGGCGATACCGGCTCGTTGAGGGAACCGGTACGTGGCACCAGGGAACGGCTGGTCGCTGGCGTCGTCGACGATGACGAGTTTGGCGTTGGGGGTGCGGCGGCGTATGTGGGCGATTGTCTCGTCGGCGATGGTGTGCCGGTTGCGGGTGGTGACGCCGATTCCGATGGTGGCGCCGGTGCTGGTGGTTTCGGGTACGTATCGAGTTCCGTTGACCACCACGTCGTCCATTTTTTCGCCAGTTCCGTCCTATGTGGTTATTCGTACCAGGTGCCGCAGGTGTCGCAGTCGGCGTCTCCGCAGTAGCAGATGGTGCGGTCTGTGGTGCGTCCGGTTTTTTGTTCTCGGTGCCGGTTTCGGTGTGGTTGGGCCGCGTTGGATCGGCGGAGTTCGAGTCGGGCGCGGGCAGCGTCATCCATTGGTGTAGTCCACTATCCAGCCGTTTTTCCGTGTGGTGACACAGATTGTGGTTTCTTCAGGTCTCTTCCCGGCCATCGCGAGGGTGGCGGCTTTGGCGAGCGCCGCTTGGACTAGAAGCATCCACGGTTCGTTGGGGCCTGCTTTTTGGACTGCTGGAATGTCGGGAGGTGTGGTGATCCACTCGCCAGGGTCGGAGTGCATCAGCACTTTCCCGTCAACTTCAATGTGGATCACTGTTCAGCTGCTTTCTGCAGGGCTTTCGCGGGGACGATAACGTCGTTGCTTGCCTTGTCGATGGTGATCGACAGGACAGGCTGGCCCGTGGGTGTGGTGCGAATGTTGATGACGCGGTGCCCGGTTGGTGCGTCGGCCGCTTTCTGGCGTAGCTGTTCGGCTTCTTCGCGTGTGAGGATCACATAGTTTTGGGTGATCGCTGCGGCGAGCGCTTCCGCGACCAGTTTCGGGGTATCGAGGTGCGGTAGGCCTGCTTCTTCAGCGAACTGGCCGGCGAGTTCCGGGGGGACACTGACAGTTCGTAGTCCCGGCAGGAGGATCGGGAAGGGTTTGGTGTTTTCGTCGCCGGGGTGAACCAGGTTGTTCAGCGTGCGGTTAAGGAAGTCCGTGAGGTCTGTGAGGCTGCTCATTTGGGATATTCGCCTGCGAGGCCGTCACTGATTCTGTCGGCACACCCTTCGCCACCGATCGTTCCTGCACCGTCCTGCAAGTTGATTCGCCACGAGTCAGGATCGATATCGTTGGGGACTCGGCATGCTTTGCCGCAGGGTGCGAAACGGACACGATCGCAGGTGTCGCAAATGCGGAGGTGTTTGAGCGGCATCAGACGTCCGCCTCATACGTGGCTTCCATGTACTGCGCGTCCTGCGAATCAGGCAGCGAGTACGGAACCACGTTATTGACGACAGTGGACGGGCCTTTGACGCCACGTGCGTCGAGTTCCTGCGCGATGATCGCGCGGATGCCATCCATGAAGATCTCGGCGACGGCTTCGCCAGCTGCGGTGAAATCGATCGGGTCGCTGTCCGGCATGAGGTACTACTTCTCCTGGCTGGTGGAGCGGGGTAAACGGTCAACCAACTGGTTGAGTATGCGTTCGGCGGCGGCGATGATGTCCGGGTTGCCTGCCTGCCGTGCAAGTTTGAGGTTGAGGTGTGCGCCTTGGATGCGTTCGGTGAGCGTGCGGGGTGCGGGGAAGGTGCTCATGGTTGGCCTCCCCGGGAATGAATAAAAGCCCGAACCTGTGGAGGTCTTCGGGCTTTGGGCACACTTCACTTGCCGAACCCATGATTGCATATGAATCTGCATGTCGCAAGCAAGCTAGGGGATGTGGGGAGGTTGGCGTGTCTCATTCGAGGACTCCTGCGGGTAGTTCGTAGCCCAGAACGTTGGCGAGGTGCTGGAACAGTTGCGGTCCCCATTCGTGGTGGCAGTTTTGGCAGACGCATCCTGATGGGCCGATTTGGAGTGCGGGTTGTCGGACGGTTTCGCCGGCTGAGTTCTTCCGGTACACGATGGCGGTGTCGCAGGCTGGGCACGGGTTTGGGAGTGACCATTTCGGTGGCGGGTTGAGCATCGTTTTGATGGATTCGCACCAGGCTTCGATCCTTCCGGAGATTTGTTCGATGCCGTGGGCGTCTTGGGGCCGCCATGGGCGTCGTTCCAATAGTTGGAGGCGTAGCACCGTTAGTGGTGTGTGTTCGCGGGTGAGGTCGCGTTGTGGAACGGGGTATGGGGGTCCGAACACCCAGTAGCTTGAGGGTTCCCATGCTGCGACGGTGGCGTCGATTTCGGTTTTGAGTTCGACGGCATCGATGCAGAGGGGTGGTGAGGATTGCGGAATGCGGGAGGCGTTGCCTTGGGAGCCGGGGATTTCTTCGGTGAGTTGGTCGTAGAGGGAGTCGCGCCATCTGGTGGCGCCTTCGGTGTATTCGGGTTTTGGGTCGATGAGCGCGGAGATGGCGTTTCCGAGTCTGGTTTTGGCGGCGGGGAGGTTGCCATCCTCTGCTGGTTGGGTCATAGGGTTTCCTGAAGTTCGTCGGGTGTCCACATGTTCAAGCAGTTGAGGCATTTCACCAATCCGTCGTATTCGAGTGCGAGCAGGATCATTTCGCAGGAGGGGCATCGTTCGCCGGGGATGAGCCTGGGGATTCGGGAGATCTGTTCTTCGATCTCGTCCATGCGTTTTTCGCGGTCTTCAACAGTCGGAGCGTCGCTTGTGATGGCGTCCGGGGCCTGGAATTTATTGGCGTCGGGACTGATTGGTCGTCGGGATATTGACTTGGGTCGAAGCTCTCCCTTGTTGTGGACTACGTGCGCGACGTTGTATCGCGGCATCTCCGATTGAATCGCTGCTACCTCTGCGGTTTCGAGCTCAGCGCGGGTGGCGAAGTGTTGCATCGTGGAGCGGGCGACTGATTTGAACCATGCTTTGTCGGCGTGGTGTTGGTTGAATCGGCTTCTCGGGTTGTTTGTGATTCCGATGTAGAGAAGATCGTCTTCCGCGTTGTAGAAGCGGTAAAGAATATGAGGTTTGTCGCTCATGGGCACCTCCAAGATTCGGATTTTACCTTGGTGTTCAGCGTTTGTTGGGGTTCATGTGTTTGGGTTTTGTGGGTGTTTCCGCATGGGTATCGGTGTCGATCGGCTGGGTCACTTCTCAGGCCTCCTAGCCTCGTTGGGTTCAGACTGCACAACCGACCCGACAACAGGGTGGTTGAACTTTTGGCAGGCGCATTCGCCGCCGCGGCAGCACTCGCAAGAATCAAAGAAACAGCTGGTGCATACGTCTTTGGTGGAGTACCGAGGAATCATCGTTTGTGGTGTCCTTTGCAGTCGGTGGAATGCTCGGCGCGGGGCTGGAAACACGCCGGACAAACAGGGCTCTCAACGAGGAAACGAGCCTGGGAAGCAAGGATCACGGACAGTGGGGGGGTCACGGTTGGTCCTTTGTGTTGAGTAGTTGGGCGATAGCGATCAGAGTTAGCCGCCGGACACCGCCTCCTCGTTGTAGATCGGGGGCGGGACATCCTTCCAGCTCAGCTTGGGCCAAGCGCATAACCTCTCCAGCGCCTTCCGATCTGCTTTATTACCAGTGACTTTCCAGTACTTCACCTTATGTACACGGCGGACCTTGTAGGCGTATCCAGAGCGGAATGCTTCCCGGGTGTGCTGCTTCGGGTCCAGCGGGATGTAGTCGTAGCGGGGGGTTTTGCGTTCCATGTCGGTCCATCCCGCATAATGGAAGTTGAGCGCCCGGTAGATATAGCCGTAGTGACCCGCTTTCGGGTCCGCATAGGACACTACGATTCTTGGTGGCAACATCTTCATTGCTCGCGATACAAACCACGACTCAGAGTTCGGCGGAAGCCGATCGTCGGTCCATAGACGATTCAGCTCGATCACGAGTGAAGGGTCCGTGGGACTCGCCGACTTCTGCAGGTGCCGTGAGGGTGGGGTTCCGAACGTCACCACCCCCATCAACTTTGGTCCCTGGTACAGGCCGTATGCGAAGCTAATGGATGTCTTGCGGTGTAGGTAGTGGTGCTTAACCACTATGTCTGTGGCTACTTTGGACGGGATCTGCTCCACCCGTAACCCCGTGATCACGTCCGCAAGCGTATTGCCCGGTTCTGACACTATGGTCTCCTTGTTTGTCTGATGAAGTCGGCGGCTCTCAGTGAGGAAACGAGCCTGGGAAGCGAGAATCACAGACAGGCTCAAGGCTGGTCCTCCAGTTTCGGCATAGGCCAAGGGCGGACCGATCGGTCACGAGGGCACAGCTCCGCGTCCTCCAGTGAGGTGTGCGCCCACGCCAATTCCTCGCGGGCGTTCGGGTAGATCCGGCTCATCGGTTCCCCGCAGTCCATGCAGGGGAGGCGAAGGTTGCTCATTGTTGGTCCTTTTCGGCTAGTAGTTGGGCGATAGCGATCAGAGCGTGAGTGGTCGCTGACTCGTATGCGGCTTGGCGGGCTTCTTCCCGCGCGAACTCGATGTGCTCGGCGGGGGTTTCAGGTGGTTTCGGCATGCGGCTAGAACGGCGGAGCCCAGGCGTCGATGAGGACATCGAACGCGGCGTCAGCCATGCGACGCCACGCGTCCTTCTCCGTCTCGGTCAGGGTGTTCCACGGGAAGATGCGGCCGCCGGATGTTTCCCCGCGGATCGCTTCGGCGACTTTCTCGATCAGGGCTTCACGCTCAGGGGTACTCATGGTTGGGCCTCGTATCGGTAGTGCTCGCAGGGCTTTCGGTCGGGCCGGACGGTGCCCGGTTCATCGCTGAGGTAGGTACGTGCCGGGTATCGGTGTTCGCGCAGCACCGGTTGGTCTGCGCCGCGTTCGGCCCACTCGATGTCCATCTGCGGCTCGCTATGGAACTCGGCGTCCAGATCGGTGCACGACGAAAACGGCACCAGGTCGCGGGTGGACATGAGTTCGTCGCGCTCGGTGCAAGTGATCTTGACCCACGGCATCAGCAGGACGATCCTTTCGTGAGCCATTCCGCCCACCCCTGACCCACCCGTACAGGCGGTGGTGTGGTGTCCGGGATGATGTGAATATCCGTATGCCCCGTGTTGATCGAGTGACGATCCGCTTTCCACTGAGCGCAATCCATGCAGCTCTGGTCCCACACACGGTTGCACTCCCTGCAATGAACCTGAATCACCGCGGAACCTCCCGCCAATCCCGGAACACGAACGTCCACAGTGACTCCCGGTACGGCGCCGGTCGGCCCGCATGGGAGATGGTTTTCGCCAGCACGTGTTGCTCACCGATCGCGGTGATCTCGATGATCGTTTCGCCGCGGCCTTCGTCGCCGGCGAGTCGGGTTCCGACGGTCCAGCCGTTCTTCCGTGCAGTGTCTGCGTCGCTCATGCCTCGCTCCATCCCGACACCCAGCGGGCCTCGTGCTCAATTCGGACAAGCGGAGAGTCGACCTCCGGGTCGTGGCAGATTCCCGTGACCGAGAAGTCCTTGAGGCAGACCTCTGCGACCTCCCTGCTCCGACCCGCCCAGCGGTGTCCGGATTCCTCTACAGGAACCCATTGCGTTTCACGGGTGAGTCCTCCGAGGGCTTTATCAACCTCAGAAGCCACATGCGCGGTGTGCACGCCGTCGCCTTCCTCCGACCACCCGCAGATGCAGTACTCGACACGGTGCTCGCCGAGGAACCCCCTGTCTGCACCGTTGTACGTGTGCGCATCGATCACCTCGATCATGAGGTTTTGGGCTTCGCTGCTCACAGTTCCTGCTCCCGCCAGTTTAGGACGGGGCAATCCTCAGGTGGGTGTACCACCAGGCAGTAAGGGCACGAGTGATCCTCAGTGAACGGCCCGTAGCGCTCGTCGGGAATCAAGGCGAATGTCGACGCATCATCCTGCGGCCTGGTGCGTATCCACCCGCCGTAGTCATGGTGCCACCGGGCGTTGAACCTATCGCGCCAAGCACGATCGCGGTGTTCAGGGCTCAAGTGCTGGACGTCTGATCCATGCTCTGTGGTCGGCATAGTCGTCATCTCCCTACGAGTGTCGGTAATCGGAAACATGTGTGCGCTGTCAGATCGGCTGCCTACCTGGAGAAACGGCGACGATCATCGAATCAACCCCTGATAAGCAACAACATCAGCGAGCTTTCCGGGGAGCGCATCCCAGGCCGCCTGGTCGGCAGCATCCTCAGGGTCGGTCCACAGCCGCTTCAGCGCTTCACTGAGGGCTTCTGTGAGTACTGCACGCAACTCGGGGTTGTTCATTCGTCGCCTTTCGGTTCTCGGTTTCTGTCTGTGAGCCGCCCGAAGTGGATGACCCGACCGGGCAGCGGCTTCCCCGGCGAAATCGTGTTGCTGCAGGGTTTGCCTTTGGGTGCTTTGCAGATGTCACACGACCGCGCAGCCTGGGCGGCCTGGACACGAGGATCATCCGCGTTCATCGCTTGCCCCGTTTCAGCCCTCGGCGCAGTAGGTGCCGGATTGCCTCGGCGCGGGCGATGCCCTCGGCGGCGGCGTATTCGTCCACCTCGGCGAGCAGGTCGTCGCCGAGCCGAACGTTCACCGGGCGCCCGACCTCGGGGCGTCCAGCGCGTTTCGTGTTGTTGTTCATCAGGTCTCCTACGCCTTGAGTTGGCGCCACAGTTGGTTTCCGTCGTCGTCGAACCCCATCGGCTGTAACCGGAGCTTGGCGCCGGTCGGTGTCGTCACGACGAGCTCGCTGCTGCGCGGCGGTTCGTCGGCCCAGTCGGCAGGGTCGACGACCTCGCACGAGTCGGGGCAGTAGATGTGCCCGCAGATTTTCGGTTTCATCGGGCGGATTTCCTCGCGTTGAGTTCGCGAACGCGCCAAATCGGCATGTTCTGCCGACGCTGGCAGGCGTTGGTGTTGGTGCAGACGTACACACCGCGCACGGTGTGCGTGAACCCACGAGCGCCTTCGCGCCCGCAGGTGTCACACCGGTGCCGCGTCGGCGCGCTCATCGCGCAACCTGCCTCGCGGTCGCGGCCTGGCGGCGTTCGGCGTTCGTGGGCACGCGCAGCACTGCTACGGCAGTCGGGTGATTGGGTGCGATCGGTGCGAGCTGCCAGCCCGCCTCGGTGAGGTGCTCGTGCAGGTCGCGGGCGCCGCGCACGTTGACGTTCGGGTTCTCGATCGGCAGGTCGGTGAGGTCGACGCTGATCGAGGCGGGATAGGTGCCGTCGCCGCTGACGTGGTATCCCTGGCGGTCCCAGCGCGTGGTGATGATGCCCGCGTCGCGGCGCAGCGCGCGGGAGACGACGTTGGCGCTCGGGTAGGTGCTCATCGGATCCTCTCGGTTGGTGTGGTCGGGGGCGGGCGGACCGGCGAACCGGCCCGCCCGTGGTGGTCAGCTCAGGAACCCCGGACCGCCGACGAGCGGCTTTCCGGCCCAGTGCCATCCGTTGCGGATGCACGTCGGGCAGTCGATCGCCGCGTCGGTGATCTGCGCGGCTGCGGGCAGGGTCGCGGGGCACCGGGTGCTCAGGGTGCCCGGTTCGACGGCGTGCACGACGCCGTTGTGCGCGACGTGCAGGTCGGGGGCGTAGGTCGTGGTGCTCATCGGGGGTTCCTCTCTTGGGTGGTTGTTGGGTGGTGGTGGTTGGTGCGCGTTGTCCGGTCGCGCCCCCGGTTTCGGTCAGTTGTTCGCGTAGTCGGCGCTGGTGACGACCGCGATCTCGGCGCCGTCCTTGCGGGTGTTGCGGATCATGAGGTTTGCGCCGAACTGGCTGACGACCTCGCACTTGACGATGCCCCAGCGGAATCCCTTGGCCTCGTCGCGCTTCTGGCGCAGCGAGGGCTTTTCGGCCTGGCTGGGGTTGAAGAACGTTCCCTTGCCGCCGCTGCGGGCGATGCGGACGCTCGCGCCGAAGTCGCCGTTCACCCAGCGCCATTCGGCGACCGGCTGCCAGTCGTCGCCGACCTTCTCGAACAGCCAGGGCAGCTCGGCGGCGTTGCCCGCCTCGGCGAGCTTGGCGAGGTGCTCGTACATACGGGCGTAGGCGTTGTGCACGCGCTGCGTCATGAAGCCGTCGGTGTCGCTGCTCGCCCAGCTTTCAGCGCTGGCGGCGGCGTCCTTCTCGGCGAGCGCGCGCCATTCGTCGGCGGTGCGCGCGGCAGGGTCGAAGATCTCGCTCATTGGGGAACTCCTCTCGTCGGTTGCTTGCGTTGGGATAGACGATACCGGAAATGTCCCAATAAGCAATACCGGTTATTCGGTCGTGCGCCCCGAGCCAGCGCGCGAGACCCTGCGTGGTGATGTCGCGCGGCACGGGAGCCCTCCGGGTTGAACACATTCCAGACGCGGTACGTGTAGAGGCTGCCGTCACGCTTCCGGGCCATACGGACGACCCACTTGCCGGTCATGCGTCATCTCCTGGTGTCGATTCCTGGGGCTGTGCGCCACGTGGAGCGACTTTCAGGGCCTCCGTGGTGTCACCGGACCCAGACGCGGCAGAACGACTGTCAGCGATCCTGTGAGCATGAGCCGGAAACGCCTCCAACACCTTCACCACACGCCCCTTCTCATCCCGCACCACACACGGCTCACCGATCCCTGCCAAGCAGTCACGGCACCGCACCCGCAACGCCCTGATGAACCGTCGTCCCACGCCAATCCCTCACAGTGACCCCGCCTTTCGGACATTCGGGTGATCACACTTCTTGACCGCATCATCGATCTCGATATCCCCGAACTCATCACACAACGAGCAGGCATCAATGGCGGCCTGCCTAGCCTCGGCCTGCCGGCGGCGTTGCTCAGCCTCCAGCCGCTTGAAGTAATCCGGGTGCTCCTTGTCCCACTTGCGACGCTTCATGCACGGGATGCAGTTGGTGGTCTCTGAGTTCGTTTCATGGTCAGGGCATTCGGGGCGGGGGGAATCAACGTTCGCGTCTACTGACGTAACCCCCCTACTAGAAGTAACCAAAGGAATAAGGGTCGGGTCGGGTCGGGTCGGGTCGGGGTAGCGGGACTCCCCCATGCTGTCCCCGGTGGACAGTAAATCCGTGTCCACCACCATGTCCCCGGTGGACACCTGCCCATCCTGAGCCACATAGTCGCGGCCCTTTTTCCCAGCTCTCCAGGTGGATTTCTTCTTTGCCTCACGCCTTCGCCGCGCCTCATTTTCAGCCTTGGTTTTCTGCCATTTCTCCCAGTTGGCAAACACGATTTCGCGAGATTTTGGTTGAGATTGTCTCGTTGTATCAACCGTTGTCTCATCCTTGTATTGCGTGTTGTCGCAACCCTGTTTCTGCCAAAGTCCTGCTTGTTCTTGCAGCGCGCGAATGAGTCTCGGCGTGCCGCCGAACCCCTTCACAACATCAAGGGGCACATGACCGTCCGTCTCTTCTTTCGCCGACCAGGCACCGCAACGAACCCACAACCCGACGGCCTCGTTGCGGATCCTGGAGTCGAGTTGCATCACCGGCTTACTGTCAGCGAACGCGTCATCCACGTAGAACCAAGGCACCGGTCACTCCTCCGTTTCGCGGTTCGGGCAGTCGGGATGATGCCCTTGCGTTTTCGGGTGCCAGCCGCAGTCGGGGCAGCGTTGCATCGCGATCAGCTCGCGGCGGCTGAACAGCAGGCGGATCCGCGGGTCACTCATGACGCACCGCCGAAGTCGAGGCACATCTGGTCGAGACGCTTCGCGGCGATTTCGCAATAGCGTTCCTCTAGTTCGACGCCGATCGCCCTGCGGCCCAGGTTGCGTGCCGCGACCAACGTGGAGCCGGAACCGGCGAACGGATCCGCAACCACACCCTCGGGTGCAGCCGCGATGATCGTCTCCATCAGCCCGATCGGTTTCGGAGTGGGGTGGCCGATCCGGGATGTCAGCACGCTCGGCGACGACTCGGTGGTGATGACACTGCCCCGGCGGGTGGAGCGTTTCGCCCAGTGCCCGATCAGATAGATTTCTTCGTGGCTGGTGCCGAATGCCGTTGTTAGGTCGCCCATCCCGGGGCCTGCGCCGCGTTTGTCCCAGATCAAGCACTGCCGCACGTTCGCCGGTTTGGCAACACGCCACGTTCCGAATACTGCGGCAGGCCTTTCGGTTCCCCAGACGGCCAGTGCACGGTCACGGCACTGCACATCCTTGTCGCCTGCGATGGCTTGAAACTTTTCGGCGCGTTGACCGGATTGGTAGGACATGCCGTATGGCGGGTCGGTGACGAGCACGTCGGCGGCAAGCCATTCGGTGATTTCGAGGCAGTCGCCGTGGTAGAGCGTCACCTGATCGTCTTGGTAGTACGGTTCGTTGATCATTCGTCGTCCTCGGTCGGTTCGTATCCTGGGCAGGTGCAGGCGCATTGGCCTACGTGGTGCGGGCAGCCGCACAGCGCGCAATCAGGCATTGGCGAGCTCCAGGAGAACGTCTGCGTGGCATGGCTGGTCGAGCGGGCACCAGCACACGAGGTCGCGGCCGCGTAGCTCGGCTCGCGCGGCGGCCACCAGCTCGTCCGTCAGGTCACGCCGGTACGCCTGGACGGCCCAGCGGGCGGCGTCGTCGGCGGCGAAGTGGCCGAGAATCGCGTCCTCGGTGATGTGGTGGACGACGGCCCCGCGACCGAACGGCATCGCGTGGTTGGTCTCGGTCGTGATGCGCCACGGGTTGCCCCACTTCGATCCTCGCCCGACGTAGATCGCGCCTTCGGGCATGCGCCAGCCCTTGACCCGCTTGCGTTGAATGCGTTGCGGCATCAGTCGTTCTCCTCTTCTGTGCCTTCGAATCCTGGGCATAGGCACTGCGTGTACCGGGTCATGTCATCCGCATCCACGCCCAGCCGGGTTCGGCATTGGGGTGTGTGGGTGGAGCGGGGATGATCACACAACAGGCACGTCATGCTGTCTCCTCGATGTGTGCTCGGTGGTCGGCGAGTGCGTGGTGCCGGCGGATGAAGTGTTCGGCGTCGTCAGTGGTGGTGAACTCGGCGGTCACCGTCCGGCCTTGGGTGCGGGCGCATTCCCCGCAAACAACAGTGATCACGCTGCCACCTCTATGGACAGAAGCCACCGCAACTCATCGTTCCTCCTGTGTGGTTTTGGCGAGGTGGGCTGGATCGGCATGCTCGGCCGTCCCCAGGCGGATCGGTGGTAGCGGCGGCGTTTGCGCCAGGTGGAGAGTGCTTCGGCGTCCATCAGATTCACCCCTTGTGTGTATATACGTTTGTATGTACAGTGATGACATGGCAACCACACGTTTCAACGTCAGCACCAAGGTCCTGTCGGGCTACCTCAAGCCCGGCGAGACCGTCGAGATGGAATCCATCAGCACGGACCGCCACACAGGCAAGGTCGGCAATCCGTCGCGCAGCAGCGGAATCTTTGTCGGCGACTACCGAAGCGACGACGGTCAGATGTACTTCATGTTCCGCGACGGCGAGATGAACGGACATCGGCAGAGCCTGTTCGGCTACCCAGTCGCCAACTTCTCCGCATACACGCTCAGCACGTACGGACCGTTCAAGTTCAACGCCCAGCACATCCACGAAGGGAACTGATCCACCATGAACACCAGCACCAACCGCGAATACCCGAGCTACGCAGGAGATCTCGCCCTCACGCTCGACACGAGCGGCGACACCGCCAAGATCACGGTCGAAGAAAACGGCGAAACCGTCACGGTCGACCTCGACGCCGAGACCGCCCGCGACCTCGGTACCCGTGTCATCGCCTACAACGGGTCGCCGTCCACGTGGACCATTGAGCCGATGCACTTCGGCGATGTCGAGCTGACGGTCGAGGACGGGCAGGTCTTCCTCGCGCTGCCCGATGTCACGCCGTTCGACCTCGGCGAGGGCGACATCGATCCGGCCGTTCACGACTTCGGGCAGCGCCTGATCGTGTGGGCGGGCGTCAACCTGGAGGTGTCCGCTGATGCCTAAGCTGCCGATGTCGCTGCGGTCGTTCCGATGCCCCGACGCGCTGTGGGCGGATGCGCAGGCGAAGGCCGACGCTGAGGGCCGCGACCTGTCGGAGGTGCTGCGGGACTTGCTCGGCAGGTGGGTCACGAGGCCACCTCGACAACCGAAACACTGATCAGCAGTCGGATTGCGGTGTGTGCTTGGTGCGGGCACACGCCGTTTCCGATGATGCGGAGCGCGTCGTTGCGGCTGATGCCGGGCACCTCGGTGACCCAGCCTGCGGGCCAGCCCATCATCCACTCGGGGAACGCCGCGGCCAGGCGCGGATTACCGTTGCGGTTCGGTTCGGTCGGCGACGGGGCTGGCCGACCTGTCACTTGCTCCCAGCGTTCGATCGCGGCGGCGTACTTGCCCCATTGTGAGGTGCCGTCGAGTAGCGCGTAGTCGCAGAGTTGCTGAGAGTGTCCTGCGCGCCGGTCGGGGTGTTGGCCACCGCCGGTGCCGTCGCTGGCGCTCGGCGTCGGCAGCAGATTGTCAACCGCTGCCTGTGGGAGGCTCGGCCCGCCCTGCGGGTTCGCGTCGAGGCCCCGGCCGTCCCGCGCGCGCGGCGTCGGCAGCAAGTCACCATTCCCGTATGCGCGGGCCACGCCAGGCAACAGCAGCTCATGCCCCCGATCTCCAGATCGAGACATATGCCCACCGTTGCCATCGGCAGCGCTCGGCGTTGGCAGCAGGTCCGCGATGGCCGACATGTTCGGGCTGTGCCGTTTCATGTCTGCTGGCCCCGCGCCTTTGTGATCCCGCGCCACCGGTGTCGGCAGCAGGTCTACAGACCCGTCACCACAGCGTCGAGCGACATCCCCGACTGATGCCCGTTGCCCTTCTTCCCGCCCCTGCGCCCGTGGCCATTCGGACTCACCCCGGTGTCTGGTGTCGGCAGGAGTTGCGAGGATGAACACTCGCTCGCGTCGATGGGGTGCGCCGACGTCGGCAGCGGCAACAGTGACCCATTGCGCGTCATACCCGATGTCGGCAAGGTCTCCGAGTACGGCTCCGAGTGCCCGGAGAACAGGTCCACCTGATCCGTCTCCCAAAGTTGCCTCGTCGGATTCCACTGTGCGATTGGCGGCGGCACTCAATATCCCCCTCACGTTCTCGATCACAACCCACCTGGGTCTCAGAATGTCCACGGCGCGGGCATATTCCGCCCACAGTCCGCTGCGTGTCCCATCGGTCAGGCCGGCACGCTTCCCGGCGCAGCTCAGGTCTTGGCACGGGAAGCCGCCACACAGCACGTCTACGGGTTCAACCGTGCTCCAGTCGATGTCGGTGACACTGCCGAAGTTCGGCACGCTGGGCCAGCGGTGGGCCAGCACCTTCGACGCGGCGGGGTCAATCTCACAGTGCCACACGGTGCGGGCACCGAGCGCCTGCTCCACGGCCATGTCGAGACCGCCTGCCCCGGAGAACAACGAGCCGATTTTCATGGGACCTGCCAGTTGATGGTGTCGCCTTGCTGGAGAATCTGTTCCAGGTATTTGACGGCGGTGACGGTGGAGTTGAAGCATTTCGGTGGTTCGTTTCCACCGGTGACGATGTAATGGGGCCACGTCCCCGAAACCGTGTACATCACCTGAACAGCACCTTCACGAGGAAGTACGCCAGCGACGGGGGTCCAGTGAATGCGAGGACGATGTAGGCGATCGCTTCGAGCTGTTCTGGTGTGAGGTTCATTGTGTTGCCTCCACAGGGTTCGGTATCCGGTAGGTGTTTCCGTCGTCGTCGAGCAGCACCCATTGGCTGCGGTACAGGACGGGAATCTGGATGGGGGATTGGGTTTGACGAACAAGCCAGCCTTCGGCGAACGCTTGCGCCCGATAGGACTCCGCCCAACGATGACAAGCACCGCAAGCCCACAGCCCGTTGGACGCCAGATTGGTGTCATCGCGGCGAGATCCGCCAAGACCACGGGGCCTGCGATGGTGTGCAGTGGCGTCTGAGGCGTACTCGTTGCAGCGTTCACACCGCCCTTGGGCGCGGGTCCAGATCAGTTCCTTGGTTTCCGGGGAGAACCCCGTATACCTGCGGCTCACTCGATGACCGTCCACACATCATCAAGCGGAAGGGCCATGCGCTTCGTCCACGACGTGCGGGTTTTCAGGTCATAGACGAACAGGTCGCACCAAGTGCCGTCCTTGGCGACTCGGCGAACCGTGACCTGATAATTCGGGAATCCCTTGCACGACAGTCGGGTATCCTTCTGGATGGCGCTCATGCTTCAACTCGTTTCATTTCGCGGGCCAGGTCGGTGATCATGTCCCCCAGCAATGTGGAGTTGCCGTCCCGATCGATCGTCGGGGCTACCGTCAGTTTGTGGCCGGATACTTCGTCGTAGAGGGCTTTCAGTTCCTCACGCGTAGACGCCGCGAGGGCTTGCTTGCGGTACTCCGCCACCGTGGGGACGCGTGCCCCATCCGACAACCAATCTCGAATCTGGTGGGCGAACTCCTCCCCCGGCATCGGCACAACAGCCTTGGACAGGGTGTGGATTCGGGACTTCACCACCGTGAGCGTGTTGTCGTGATCCAGGTCGCCGACAACGTCGAACTCATACTCGATTCCGTCGCGCTGTTCCGGCTTCATGCCCACCTTGCGAGGGGTTTTCTTGCCGCGCTCGTTCTCTTCGATGACGTACTCGGTTTTTGATCGCATGGTGACGATGACGTGGCCGGGATAGGACACCAAGGCGTCGATCATGCGTCGTTCGTCGGGTCGGACTTCTTTCCACCCGGCGAACGTGTTGCCCCGTACGGCGTGCCGGTCAGCTTGCTCAAGCATGCCGTCGACACCCATCCAGTAGTGGGACAAGGAGTCGACAATGACGCAGCCGTACTCCCCGCCAGCCGCCAAACCGAGCAGTTCCACGAGGGACAGGGGTGAGAAGCTATCTGGCTGTACGGTGTCGAACTGCCAGCCGTTGAGCCCCACATACTTTGAGGCAGATCCGCGTTCGGTGTCGATGACCGCAACCTTGTCCGCAAGAGCAGTGCCGAGCGCGAGGGCAGTGTAGGTTTTGCCGCTGCCGCTAGGCCCGGACAGAGCGATACGGGCATACGATGCTTCTCGGGTTGCGGGTTTGAAGGACAGGCTCATTCGGTCACCTCCGCAGCAGCAGCGGCGGCAGCGGCCATCGCAGCGTCCAACGTTTCCTCATGCCCCCACGCCAAAACCAGCGCACACGTGTTGTCCTCAACAGACCAACGGAAATCACCCGCCACATCGGACGGATTGATCCACGCGTTGCGCCGATCACCGGGGAGTACCGCACGCCACCTGCCGGGGCCAACAAAACCGGTGAACCATTCCCACGTGAGGGTCTGGGTTTCGGTGCTCATGCTGTCCACCTGTCCGCCAACCGATCCAACGAACCAATAACCGCATCAACCCTCGACAGGGCCTTGCTCACCACTTCCAAATTCAGTTCCAGTGCTTCACGGTCCAGGAACTGCAACGGCGCCCCCTCAGACAACAACTCATGCAAAGCGCACCGCGTGTCATCAAGAGCAGCCGCGGCGGCTTTCGCGTCGTCCCTCGCGGTAATCACCCGTGTATCAACAACCATCAGTTTTCGTCCTTGTCTCGGTATTCGGAGCAGTGGCAGCGTTCCCGGCCGCCCTGGTCGAACGTGGCGGCGTCGCAACCGGTGTCCCAACGGGCGCGGAACCTGTCCCACGAGTAGCGGTGCCAGGACCGGTTGTGCCCACATACGCACATCACGAAGCCTCCAACCAGCGGAACTTCTTGACCAGAGCCATGAACTCGGCAGCCTGCTTCTTCGACCACCCGTAACCAGGGAAATACTTTTCGACCGTTGTCCGGCTCACACCCAACGTGCGGGCAACCTCGTTATAGGGTGCGCCGTCATCAAGCAAATATTGGGCGAAATCTTTCTGCTCCTGGCTCAACGGAACAAACTGATCCGGCGACGCCAGACGCGCGTCACCAGCCGCCCGAACCCGAACCACCGTCCGAGCCGAACAACCCACCACTTCCCCAATATGCTTGGCGGAACACCCCTCACGAGTCATCAACAGAATCGTCTGCACCTGCTCTGGGGTGAGCCTGTTCCCGTTGCTCATGCCACCTGATCCTCACCATTCGCTTTGAGCAGAGGACGCCGTTCCCGCTCCGACAACCCACCGAACACCCCATAGTGCTCACGGTTCGCCAACGCGAACTCCAAGCATTCGGCCCGCACCTCACACCGGGCACAAATTCTCTTCGCCGGCTTCGCGCTCTCCCCCTTACCGGGGAAAAACATGTCCCCCACATCGACTTGGGCGCACAGGGCTTTGTCTCGCCACGAGTGCCGGTCCTCGTTGATGATGACCAGGAGATGAGACAGGTCGGTCATGCCGCGGACTCCAGTTCTGTGATCCACGCGAACGGGTCCTCAACATCTGGCACACCGGCAAGGGCAGCCATCAACAGTTGAGTGCGTTCGGTTTCCGGGAGGCTTGTCAGATAGGCCCACACGGGCAGGGAGTCACCGCTACGGATACGCCGAGACAACCAGATGACTGTTGCAGCGATACGGGATTCCCAATCCGTCTCCGACAGTGGGCATTCCTGAAACAGCCTGTCTGGGTGGGCTTCCATGTTGCCATCGGTCGTGACCCACGCGTCCTCCCCGCACACCGGGCAGGATTGCAACTTTGCTGCAGGCAGTTCAGCCCTGTCCCGTTCGATGGTGCGGACCGTGCAGTGCGCCCTGCGCGCCAACTCCACTTCGGGGAGTTTCGGGCGCCGCCGCACCAGCATTCGGCGCTCTTCGGTGTTGAGCCGCATGGGAGTTCCGTTCACGGCGCACTCCACGGCGAACCAGTCGATGCTCACGCGCCCCACCTCTGCGCCCGGCGGCACTCATTCGAGCAGGTCTTCGCATACGTCCCCATAAACTCGCCGCCGCACTGCGTGCAGATCTTCAGGGACGGTTGTGACCGCAACGCATTCGCGGCGCGCTTCTTGCATTTCTGCGAGCAGAACCGTGCCCTGCGGGTGACCGGCTCGAACACCTCACCGCACTGCAAGCATTCCTTCTCGGTGAACCGTGCCGGTTTCACCGGTGCCAGCTCGCCACGCTTGATGCGGGCACGTTCCTTCTCCGAAAACCCGCCCCACACGCCGGCCTCGTTGTGTTGCAACGCGAATTTGAGGCACTGCGGCTGCACGGGGCAGGTCCAGCAGACGCGGCGGGCGGCGTCGTTGGTGTAGTGGCCGGATTCGTTGAGGAACCAAATGTCGCCGTCCTTGTGGGTGCAGATCGCGCGGGAACGCCAGTCGTCGGTGTGAACTTCAGCCAGCTGAATGAACGGGGAATTCGGCATCACACCCACCCCGTGCCGCTCAAATGTTCAGGGCAGAACGATGCGGTTGCGGCACCCACGAAATACCCTGAGTCATACAGGTTCAGGTTGGAGTTGTTGTACACGAAGACTGAGGCTTCGTACATGGTGTAGCCGGTGTCGAGGACGTCGCATACGGCTTTTCCGGCGTTGATGACGGCAGGTTTGGAGCTGTAGGTGATGCCTTCGGAGTCGAGTGCCATTATGAAGGCGTCGGATGTGATGTCTGCGTGGGCTTTGGGTGCGGCGAGTCCGGGGCCGATGATGCCCGCAGCGATCAGCAGGGGCATCGTCCACCAGTAGCGCCAGGACTTCTCGTTGCGCCTCATGCTGCTTCTCCTGTCGTGAGGTAGTCGCGCAACAACGCCACGACGGCGTCGCCGTTCACCTGCTCCCAGATCGTCGGCTCCGTTTCCCAGTGCCACGGCGGTATGAACGGCCAGCCACCGACACGGTCCAGTTCACTCATGACCGCCGCTGCCAGGTCCTCGAACTCTTGGAGATGGCTCAAGTCAGCCATTGGTGGATTGGTGGTGACGGGCAGGTCGGACCAGTTGGTTTGGTGGTGGTCCCACCATGCGGGTTTAGAATCTCGATCTAGCATCGGAACCTCTCCTTAGTTGTGTGTTTCCGGTGTTAGGGCCGTCGTCCCGCGCAATCGGGGCGACGGCCCGCCTATCTCAGAACAAGCCAGCAGGCTCGTCGTTGTTCTCCAGAAGCTTCTTGTCGGCCCGGTAAGCCATCTCGCCTTCAATGGCGCTCCACGACGCCCCGGTCCGGTACACCTCGGAATTACGGATGCCACCACGGGTAGCGCTTCCCAGGATCCGGCCAGTGTCCCCATACCAGGCGGTTACTCGTCCATCGGCTCCGTGCTCCATACGGTCGAACGAAGGCAACTCTTCATCGGGGATAGCGGCGAGGATCGCTTCGATCGCGGCTCGTGCTGTCTTCAGGTTCATTAGTCCTGTGTTCCTATCTATCTCGGGGTGATGCGGTACCTGTCGAGCAGGGATGCGGCGACGACTGCGGGGTTCACCCCGTACGCGCCGGGCGCGGTCGTGAAATAGCTCAGATGGCGTTCCAACTCGACGGCCGTCACGCGCTGTTGCCTCATGGCGGCGAGTTCTTCCGCGGTCGCGGTCTCCAGGAACTCCCCCAACTCCATGAACTCGTCATCATCGAGAAATTCGCGGGCGAACTGCTTGGTGGAGTCGATGGCGTCGTGTATCCACTTTGGCGAGTTCGGCCCTACCTGCTTGTTCAGTTCGTCCCAGCCGTTGGAGGGTCCCGGCGCGGGAGGCGGGGGAACCATGCCCGCGCCGGGACCAATGTCACCCACAGGAGTGGATGACGGGTCTGCCGAAACCCGATGCCCGACAGACGGTTCGTGGACTTCTTCCTCAGCCTCTACGGCCACAAGAACATCCCCGAAATCCATGCTGATATCCCGACCCAACGCATTCGACATCGCCTGCCGCTCAAGGCGCGCCAGCCACGGATCCACCACAGCCCCGAACGCCGCCAAACCGTCATGAATCACGTTGTTAAACCTGGCATTCAAACGCTCAACAAGATTCACGCTGTCTCCCCTAGCTCTTGTAGCCGGCACCGCAGACGGGCGTTCTCCTCACGCAACGCCTCCAACTCCGCAGCCTCACGCATCTGCCTCGCATCCCACTCCGCCAACGCTTTCCATACCCCAGACGGACGAACCTCACCCGACAGTTGACACACACTCCGATGCTCAGGAGCAGACGTACTCACGCGGACCTCGGCTCATAACTACGCGACTTCATCCACTCATCAACCTCATTCAGGTCAACACGCGCCTCCCGACCGTTACCGATCGGATAAGCCTTCAACCCATCGTTTTTGACCGCTTCCCGTATCAGCACGTCTGATTTCAAGCGGAGGTATGACGCGGCCTCTTTGAACGTGGCCCATCTGGGAGTGCTCATTTCGCATCCTTCGGTTTCGACTGGAACAAAGGCTTCTTCGGTTTCGGGAAATGCTGAATCGGAGGCCGCGGGCGTAGAATGAAACGTCATCGCGTCTCCCTCATCGCGTTTCGGATGATGGTCAGCTGGTCGATCAGATCCGTGAGTTCATCGGCGGTGAGAAGGACACCGGCGTCATTTCGGTAACCGGCAACATTGAGGTAGGCCAGGTCGGTTCCGTCGTAGTTCCCTAGACCGATGGTCACACCGCCGTGTGACTTTTTGATCAGACGCTGAGGATCCGAGTAGAAGATGAACGTCATGACGCGGCCACCAAAGCGAGCTGCCCGGTACCACCGAGACGCTTGTGCAACTCCGCCAGACCTTTCGGCGTGATCCGCACCGTCGGCTCACCGTTGACGTACTCGCCGCGGGTCTCATGCCAGAACGGCTTGGTCACCTTCTCGGCGAGGCGACCCGTCTCCAACTGGGTGCGGTACGCCTTCCACCGACCCTGCCGCTTGAACACCCAACCGATGCTCGACATGTACTGGAACAGGGCGCGTTCCTTGATGTTCACCGCCGGATCGCGGGATAACACCTTCGCCGCATCCGACACCGAGTAGTCCCCAGCTGCCTCAGCGAGTTCGTTCCACGCCGACGCCGGCACGGACAACTCCAGCGCTTTCGCCTCAGCGAGTTCGGCGCGGGTCTCCGCCTCAACCACCCACTGCGCAAGGGTCTTGCGATCGGGAAGCGCGATGTTCGTATCGGCGGCGGAATACCCGCCCGTCTTGCGGATCGACGGCAACACCTCATGCGTCATCCACCGCTTGAACGGCTTCACCTTCGGCGACCGGCTGATCATCAGCAGCGACCACACACCCGCCTCGGTGACCGCCACCATGTTCTGGGCGCCCCCAAGGGTGTCGACGGCGACCGACACCCTTTCGTCTGAGTCGAGCTGAGCGATCGCATCCCGGTATGCCTTGATCCCGACCGCCTCACACACATCCTTGGCAACCCAAAGAGGCTGATCGGTGAACACGTGCCGCACGTTGTGGCCCTCGAACGCATTCGAGGTCGGAACGAGCCCTGGTTGTCCGGTGGTCTTGTCGAACACGGTCTGCTGCACCTCAGGTGTGTGATGGGTCAAATGCCAGTGCTCACCACTCGGGCACTGATAGGCGTAGAGACGTTCCTTGCGGTTGCCGTAGCCGGCGAACTTCTGGCGCTGCCACCGATTCGCTTCGGCCTGTGACCGGTACTGCTTCTTCCCTGGAGTCGGGCAGACCCCTCGGTTGATACGATTGAGTTCAGACATTCGAGCTTCTCCTCGTTGTCTCTGCCCTCACCTGCTGCACACAGGTGAGGGCTTTTTTATGCGGCGGGGTTTTTCTGCTCGGCTGGCCTCTCCAATACGGAGACGGGAACCTTGAGCGCGACGGCGAGCTTCTTGGTGACGGTGGCGTTCGGCCACCGGTCACCGTTCTCAAGCTGGGAGAGGTAAGGGGCGGAAACTCCGCTTTCGCGGGACAGCTCGGCGGATGACCAACCTGTGCGCTCACGGATGACCCGGAGTTCCTGCCACACCCCGTAGGACTGTTTGACCATGCCGCCAACTGTACTGCGAACAAGTGCAAACCGCAACAGTTCGCGATGAGTTCGCGCCAACAACGCATTGACCTGCAATGTTCGAAAACTACATGCGCGTAACTGCAAAGAATCGGGGTTGTGCAAGCAGTGGACTTTCGGATGGTGCTTCACCTTCGCGGCACTGTCCGCGCGAACATCCAACCCGATGGTGTCGCGTCGTGGACCGGCACAATCAACGGGGATCATCGGATCGTGTTCCGCACGAGCGGCTGCGGAACTTGGACCATGACGGATTGACACCCCGCCAGAACGCAAAAAAGCGCCCTGCCGGGGAATGGTGAATCCCTCGGCAGGGCGCATTTACAGGCGGTCGCCTTATTTTGTTTCTAACGCAAACGTCGATGGGAGTAGTTCGGACAGCCCCTGCATGGCCTCCAGATGCCTCGCCCGGTCCGCATGCGCATAGATCCGCTGCGCATCCACACTCGCATGACCCAGGATCTCCATACGCGTTTGCTCATCCACACCCGCTGCGCGCAGCAATGTCGACGTGGTGTGCCGCGAGTTGTGCGGCGGCAACGACTCGGTTGGACCGATCACCCCAGCAGCGCGGAACACGCCACGCCACACGTCGTAGTCCGAACGGGGATCGATCGGCTTCCCCTCCTTGTGCCACACCAAGTCATGCGGATTGTCGGTGCGGAGTTTCTGCATCGCCACATACAACGGCGGCAACAACGGCACCTCACGCCAACCAGCGTCCGTCTTCGGCCGGGTGAACAACAACGACCCCTCACATTCCTGATACTCGAAATGCGCCGGCAGGTCCCACCGGGACTGCGGGCATGCCCATGCCCGTGTCTTCCCGCAAGGCCAGTACGGGGGTTTCTTTGGCATACGGTCGGGCCGGGACAGCGGTGACGGTTCAGGTAGAGGGTCCCCACAGCCGTGGACGCGGGTTTCCGATTGCAACTGCCAAGCGATGGTGATCCATCCCTGAGCGGGGTTGTCGACGTAGGGCCAGCGCAGGCCGAGGAGTTCCCCACGGCGGGCGCCCGTCAGGAAACCGGCGGCGATCCGCACCGCATCCGGTTCGTCGCACACCTGGAACGCGGTGTGGATGATGTGCTGCGCCACGTCCGCCGGGAAGCCGTTGCGTTTCTTCTTCCGGTACTCAGGTTTGTCGACCAATGCGGCCACATTCCTGGTCGCCACACCCTCCGCTACCGCATCGTCCAGGGCTTTCTGGACGATGACATGGACCAGCTCGGCGGTGCGGGAGGCCCCGATCTCGGAGTGCAGGTCCCGCACATGCTGCGGGGTGAGTTTGTCGATGCGTTTCGCGCCGAGGATCGGGTTGATGTGGTTGTGGATGGCGGCCCGGTAGTCGTTGAGGACGCCGGGGCGGACTTTACGTTTGGCGTGGATGTTGTCGATCCAGTGCAGCATCCACTTCTCCACAGTTGTGGATGAGGTGGTGGCGATGCGGCCCTCTTCGACGTCGCGGCGGAGTTGTTTGAGTTTGGCCATGGCGGTGTTGCGGTCAACGGAGGACACCCATTTGTAGCGGCGGTTGCCGTTGCGGTCTGGGGGTAGTTCTACTCGTCCCATCCATTTGCCGTCGGCGCGTTGGAAGAACGCTCCGTCTCCGCGGGTTCTGCGTTTCTTAGTTGCCATCGTTTTCCCTCCCAGGGGGTCACCCTACGGTTCACCCTACGGTGCTGCGCAGCATTACGCAGAATTGCGCAGTATCGGGGGTCTACCTGCGGGTTTGACAACGTTTCTCCTGGTATGCAGCCTATCAACCGCTGACTCTTAATCAGCGGGTCGGGGGTTCGAAACCCTCACGGCGCACAGGTCAGAGGCCATAAGCCTCGGAGGGGATCACCCTAAAGGTAACCCTAGAGTGGATTTCACTCCCCACCGAGGGCATAAAGCGTGGGTGTTGGCGGGGGATCCGCGTGGGGTGTACGGGGAGTACAAGCCAGCCAACGTGTGAATCGGGTATCTGATCACCCCTATCAAACGTTGCGATGATGCTACGATTGACGCATGATCCTGGGCATGACCGGAACCCGAAATCCCATCACTTCACAGCAGCGGGACTGGCTTCGCGCAGTCCTTGAAAACTGCGGACAACTACATCACGGCGCATGTGTCAATGCCGATGAGGAGGCTCACGACATCGCCGTCGGGTTCGACACCACAATCGTCGTTCATCCGCCCAGTGATCAGCGGCTGATGATGCCCGCGTGGAAGTGGTTTCAACGAGGGGGTATCCACGTAATGTCACCGAAGCCGTTCCTAGTGCGGAACCGTCATATCGTCGCCGACACCGAACGTCTCATTGCCATCCCCGATGGACCTGAACGTGAGACTGGCGGAACGTGGTACACCGTTCGGCATGCGTTGAAGTCCGGCAAGGGTGTGACGATCTGCTACCCCGACGGGCGTGTAGAGGACCGTCTTCCGGATCTGGTGAAGTAAGTGGCGCGTGCTCGTGGTGTGGTGCCGGAGCCGAACCGTAGTCGTCTCGTGAAGGCAGCTCGTGCGTCGGCACGATCGGACGAGAAGCTACGCCAGGAAGTGATCGAGGCGTCGGTTGCTGGTGGTTCTGTCCGGGAGATAGCCGTCTTGACCGGGAAATCAACCAACACAATCCAACGATGGCTCAAGGAGCAATGACATGGCCGACAAGTTCGATTCGGACCGGATAGCGGAACTGAAGTCCGAGTGGGAGCACGCGTCCCGCATCGCGTTCGAAAGTATCGGTCAGCCGGACCGGGCAGCGAATGTGGCGTATCGCGATGAGTTATGGCGCAGGCTCTGTGAGGCTCGCGGGGATGCGAGATGTGCAACTGATGAACACCGATGATCGTTGCGGCCGGTGCGGTCAACCGTTCAAAGACGGGGAGACAGTGATCGACACCCTTCCCCCAGTGCACCACACATGCCCAAACATGGATGAAGAAGCAAGCCGATGAGTGTCCTCGCTTGGTACGAATCACGATTCGACGAGATGCTCGGCAGCGACGAAGAACCCATGCACACAGTGGGGCGCGTGTTGTATTACGCATCGATCGCCACGTGGATAGCGCCGTTCCTCATGGTGGCGTTCGTCCTGATGGACGTGGTTGACGAGTTCATGGACGAGCTGAAGAAACGATGGGAAGAAGCCAATGGCTGACGCTTTGAAACCCGGTTGGTACCTGCGCCGCACCGTGTACGGAACGACTCGGTATATCGGCCCATACCGCACGTGGTTGGGTGCGCGGATACATGCGATCCGCCGGTTCGATTCCGTTCGACGGGTGTACCCAAACTAGACATGAAGAAAGCCGCCCCCTTGCACCGGAGAGTGTGCAAGGGGGCGGCTTTCTTCACAATCCGAAGATTAAGCCAGGACGTAAACCAGCAGCGCGACGATCAACCCCGCCACGACGGCCAGCCACAGCGACCGCCACAACTCCAGCTGCGGATCACTCACCAGACGACTCATCCCAATAACGGTTCACCAAACCATCGGTGACATACCCCGCCTGACCTATAGGTGTGATCACAGTCGTAGCATCCAAGTCCATGCGGTCGCCGTCAATGCGTTCCAACCCGACGACCACCACATAGTGGGCCACCTGCCAACCGTCGCCCATCGCGTCCAGGCTGGCTTGGATCGCGCCGCGAACAGGATCAGACATCACGACGAACCCACGCCTTGATCACGTCCCACAGGAATCCCACCGTCACACCGTGATCGAGGAACGTACACACACGAATATTCACGTCACACCCCCCGCACAACGCTCATGCGCTCAGGCTCAATGGACAACCGCGAATGCGCGCCGCAGCTGGTGCAGCGGCGCATCGTATACGTCAGCACATTCGCCACGTACCGCCGCGGGATCACCACAGTTTCACCACCGCACCGGTTACACACCATCAGCTTGTCCTCGCCGTCAACGAACAGTGCGGGATGGTTTTTGATGTGTGGCCGCAGAAAGTCGTACAACCCCTGCGTGGCTACCACATCGCCAGCGCAGTAAGACACCAAGCGTTCCCGATCAGCGGCGCTCTTCCCTGTCACGGCGCGTTCCATCGCGCCCCGGTCGTAGCGGTCAGTTTTGGCGGGCAGGCCAACGATCTGACAGAACGCGTCCAAACCTTTGAATGGGGCACCGGATTTGAACTCGCGGCGCAGCACCTTCAACGTGTCAACGGTTTTGAACGGAGGCAGCGGAGGTAACCCGGCCTCCAAATGCAGATCACCCTTCAGCCACGGCACGTCAGCTTCGTCGATGTAGTGGCCGACAACGATATCCGCTTGGGATAGCAGGTTGTGGACGCGCCGCAGGAACCGTTTGCGTCCACCTTTGTCCCATTCGGCGAGCTGGATAACCTCGGGCTGGTCATACCACTTGGCGCACACGATCGTGGTGCGCGGCATGCGGGTCACCGTCTCGTACTGCACGTACCGGTTCTTCAGGTCTCCCCTGCCCCACCAGTATTGTTCGGTGATGCCGGGGAGCCGTTCGACGTCGAGGATCAGAATTTTGTTGCGCACACCCTCGGATATGCGGACCTGACGTAGGTCGCTAGTCAGGGACATGATGGTTCCTTGCGTGGTGCCGCCACGATTGCGGATTCATGTCGGGCATGCCGTGTTTGATGAGTACTCGCAGCACGTCGGTGAACTGAACCTCGCCGCGTTTGGCGGACTCCACCGCCGTGTTTATCTCTGCGCGTTCCTGTTTCGACCGGGCGCCCGCCCAGTCGCATGCGGGGCATGTGCGGGGTTGCAGGCCCGCGAGATCGGCCAGTAGTGACATTCGTGCGCCCTTCTTTCCTGGTGGTTACCGGTCGCGGCGTTTGTCGCCTTCGATTCGTTCCAGTCGTTCTGTTCGCAGCTCCTCCCGCAGTCCACTGATGTCCCGCTGGACTTGTTTGAATCCGTCCCGCACCAGATCGCGTATCTCGTCGAGGTCGTCGCGCATGTTGGTGTCATGGGTGTTGACGGTCTGCTCGTGAATCTCATCGGTTTTCGCGTCGATCTGTCGGGCACGTTCCCGGCCCTTGCGTTGCCCTCGAACAGTGAGGACACCGACAATTCCCGTTCCGATCGCTGCGATCGTGGAAGGTAAACCGATGATGAGCAGTCCTATCAGGTCGATACCATCTTCTGGCTGGTACGCGGCATCCATCGCTTCGCGCACCGACTCCCACATCATGCGGCAGTGACCGCTCTAGTCGCCGAAGCCGTTCCGGGGTTGCCGCGGCGTTCCGCGCCGATAGACATCAGCAGTGACACCACTGCGGCGCCGCCGGACACTGACAGCACTGACACCCAATCGGTGGCGAGTAGGTCAACCGCGCCCGCGCCGAGTGTGGCGATCGCGGTTTGGGCGAACGTGCGGGCCGCGCGTTCGGCGGCGTCGATCCAAAACGAACGTGTCAACATCAGGTGGTCCCCCTTATGTGCGTAGGTAGTCGATGGCGGGCTGGACGTTGTAGTCCACGTGCGGGCCGGTGCGTTTCGCGAAGAACATGCCGGCGTCCAACAACGCTTTGGTGATCGCGATCGTCTCCGGTAGCGGTGCCTGCACAAGTTCGATTACTTGGGCGAGTAGCGAATCGGGTCCGGTGAACAGGTCCAGGTCGCGCACGATCTGCCATATGGCGTTGCGGACCTCTTGTGTGTCACCGGGTTCGGTGCAGGCGTACAAGTCGCCTTGGTGTGCGTAGTCGCGCCACCACGGCGGGGTTTCACGCATGCCGTTCGATGAGACGCCTTGGGTGTTGGATGGGGCCATTGGTGAGCCGCCGTGATCGGCCCACACGTGACCGAGTTCGCGGTTCGGGTTGCCCCACGTCACGGCTTTCTCGATGTGCGGTTTCATCCAATGCAGGGAGCCGGTTTCGGGTGCGATGTGGTTCATCCACAGTTCGGAAACCACTACCGCGCCTTGGGAATAGCCCGCTAGCGCGGCGCCGTGGGTTTCGATGCGTTCGCGCCACCGGTTAGCTTGGTTGTGCGTTTCGGTGATAGCGGCGGCAATGGATTTGCCCATCGGGAATGGTGCTGCTGGGTAGCCGATGGGTTGCCACAGGTATTGGTCTTCGACGGCGCGTGCGGTGTCGGCGTCGGGGCCGACCCACCAGGGCACGCCGGTGCCGCACACGGTGAACAGGACGGGACGGGTATCCACGACGGGGCGCGGTAGGTAGCCCATGACGTACTTGGTTTCGGCGTTGATGATTCCGGGGATGTACAGGCCGGACGCGAGCTGCCCAGCCGTGTTGTATCGGGCCTGCATTTCGGCGACCGCGGCGGTCATCTGCTCGTCGTAGAGCGGGGTGTCGGCCAAATCGCCCGCGTAGGAGGCGAACTTGCGCCGCATGAACGCTTTGATCTTGCGGATTTCGTCGGAGCTGTCCCCTGGTCCGAGGCCCACATACTGCCCGTCGATGCGCATCAGGACTTGCCCTTGACGTCGTAGCAGCCTTCGATGCCGAGCTTCGCGCCGATCGCCGCCACGGCGTCAACGAGGGTGCGGTGTCCGAGCTGCGGCCACAGGATGCGCAGCTGATCCCACACCTCTTTGTCGTAGTCGGGCGGCAAGGCCGGGCCAGGCTGCGGTGCCGACGGCTGCTCACCGGGGAACAAGAACCCGTCCAGGTCTTTCTGGACTTCGCCGCGGAACCAGTTCATGTCGAGGTTGCCGGGGTCCCACTTTCCCTGTGTGGCACCGGCCCATTCCTTATGGCCGATGACGTGCTTGGAGTCACGGCCGAGGCGTTTCAGCACCGCCGCGGTGGCGTCGCGCATGGTGATGATCTGGGCGTCGGGCCAGCGCTGCGCGGGATCGAACGAGCCGTCGGGGCGGATGGTGGGCCAGGCGCACTCGAAGCCAATGAGCCGCTGATTGCCGTTGTTGGTGCCGACGCCGGGATACGAGCCGGTCCCAGCGTGGTTGCATGGGCCGACGGCGATCAGGTGGCATTTCCCGTCGGGGGTGATGAGGCATTGCGATAGCGGGCCTCTCAGGTCGGGGCGTCCGTCACGGATTCCGGCGACGGTTTCTCGGTCGTTGCCGGTGTGGTGGATCATGACGCCCCAGATGTCGCCCATTACGCCGCCGGTCCCGCGTTCTTTCCAGTCGGCCTGGGCGACTACGAGTCGGTCGCCGAGGGCTTCTCGTAGAACGTCTTCAAGCCATACGGGGTCACCAGTCCATGTCACGGCTGTTCCTCCTGTGGTCTGCCAGTACTTGTCGAGGTAGGGCGTCACGGTGGTGATGCGTGACTTGATTTCGGTGAGGTAGGCGCGGCGGCCGTTGGCGTACCAGTAGTCAGCGCTGGGCCAGTTGGGGGCCTGCTGCATCCAGCAGATGTTCAGCCATATATCGGTGCTGGCACCGGGTTTGGCGCGCCACACGTCGAGCTTGTCGAAGAAGCCTTTGATTTGGGCTGCGGCACCGTCGAAGCGGTGTGGGTAGGAGCCGTCCTGTTGGGCAATGCCGTAGGTGGTGTGGGTGGGGTCCCAGATGGTGTCGTTCCAGCCGGACTCTTGGTAGAAGGTGGACATGACCGCCAGGCATTCGCTGCGGGCGTAGCCGCGCGCCTTGGCTTCGGCGATGGTGATTTGGGCGACTTGATCTTTCGTGGTCACCGTTTGCTCCCGAGGATTCCGCCGAGAACGGGGATGGAGCGGAGCGCACCGTCGATGATGTTGATGACCTGTTCTGGAAGGTTGGACAGGTCAGGGAGTTTCGCGACGATCTGATCATCCAAATCGGACAGATCGGGCAGGTTCTCGGTGATCCTGTCGGCGATTCGGTCAGCGATCCTGTCGGCGAGTGGTCCGAGCAATTTGAGCAGGATGATTCCGAGACGGTCCATGTCGGGGTTCCTTTCGGGCGCCTAGAGGCCTGCGACCGTCGCGCAGCCGCGGTTTGGGCATAGGCGGCATAGAAAAACCCCGCGCACCAAGTGGGTGGCGGGGCTTTTTCTGGGGTGGGTTTAGAAGTAGAACAGGGTGTCGCGTTCGATGAAGAAGTCGATGGCGGGGTTGCCTGTGGCGAACATCCAGGACAGGACACTGGTGAGTGCGATGCCTCCGAGGAGTCCGGTTCCGAGGGCCCCGGCTATGCGTTTCACAGTGCACCTGCTTGGCAGGGGCTTGGTCATGACAGTCTCCTTACCTTGACGCGGGACGTGTCGATCAGGTGCCTGCGACCTTGGTCGTCAGCGACAGTCAGGACGGTTCCTGTGGTGAAGAGGACTGTTGCGTTCCAGCCGGCGGGGCCGCGGGATTGAACGTGGATCTTCATGGCGGGTCACCAGGTGTCGGTGGTTTCGACGTGGTGGCGGCCGCCGCCGCAGTGGCGCACGCACTTGTAGATGTGTTTGGTGCCGTCCATCTTGGGTGTGCCGTCGGCGTGGGTGGCGTATGTCCAGTCGGCTCCTGCGCCGCCGCTGCCGGTGGCGCATGCGTGCTTGTAGATCTGCCCGTGGCCGGTGCCGTGATTCGCGCAGTGGGCGGGGGCGGCATCAGCGACTGCGGGTATTCCGAGGGTGATGGTTGCGATTGCGAAGACAGTCGCTGTGGTGGTGCGTAGCATGGTTCGGGCCTCCTTTTGGGGGTGGGCCGTCCGGCGGGGTTGGTTTCTCAGGCCTTCGCCCCGCCAGGCGGTGTCTCAAGTTGATGAACGTGAGTCTAACCGCGTTTGACCACGTGCACAAGTGTTTCTTTGAGATACACTCCTAGATGTGACAATCATCGACCGTATGATCGCCAACCGGCAGAAACGCGCAGCGACTATCGCCGAGCTTGATGCCGAACTGGCTGCCCTCGTCTACGAGGCGATGACTGTCCACGGCATCACCTGGCACGACATCGGCCGCGCCCTCAAAATCTCCAAGCAGCGCGTGTACCAACTCCGCGCCGCCGGTGACCCGAACCGCTAGCGAGTTATACCCACTCGATCTTGTTGTAGCCGTTACCGCCGGTTCCGGCGTTCGTCCCGGTGCCCGTGCCACCCCGACTGCCACCGCCGCCATTGCCCGCTGGTCCAGAGCCTGTGCCCGCGCTGGCTGAGTTGAAGCTGTTGTCGTTGGAGAGCAAGCCACCCGCGCCGCCGCCGCCTGCGCCCGCGCCATTGGACCGACTCTGACCGTTCGTGGGACTGCCGCCGCCGTTACCGCCATTACCGCCCGTGTATGAGGTTGCGGCAATCCCGGAAATCGAGGCCGTCCCTCCTGCGCCGCCGTCGCCACTACCGTACGAGTTCGAGCCGCCGTCACCGCCACCCCCGCCACCCGCCGAGAGCGAGACACTGCCAGATGCGAAGGCGGATGCCCCGCCAGGGTCTCCGTCTTTTCCATCTCCAGAGGTGATGACCCTCGCACCGCCACTACCGCCCGCGCCTAGTGTGATTGTGTATGTCGAGCCGAGCGACTCTCGCGGAATCCATACGCGGGCGATGTAGGCACCACCGCCACCGCCGCCACCGCCGTAGCGATATCCGGAGTTGGACCGCCGGCCAGAGCCGCCACCGCCCCCCGCGCCGCCCAACGTCACCCAGCAGCCCGATGCGCCCACGGGTACGGGCTCATTGGTGAGGTTGACGTTCTCCAACGTGAACGGCTCAAACGTGGGCCACAACTTGTCGTAACCCGACCCGTTCCACGCATACAGCTCCGGGTCCACGAACGCCGACCCGTTCCACACCTTGAACGCGGTGGGGTCAACGAACGCTGTGCCGTTCCAAACTTTCACGGCACCACCACGTATAACACACCCGCCGTGCCGGTACCTGGAAGGGTGGTGCCCATCCACATCCCGGACGCGCTGCCGGATTTCTGCACCGACGAATCCGCTTTGCCCAGTGAGGTTTGCACATCCGAAGCCAGCTTCGATTTCGCAATCGCCGCGCCGGTATTGATCTTCGCGTTGGTGATCGCACCGTCCTGAATCTTGGCCAGGGTCACCGAGTTGTCCAAGGGTGTCCGCTGGTCCGACAGGCGCGAATCATTACCAACGCACACCGTGGAACCACTACTACCCACGGGGATGCGACTAATGCTCAGCGTGCCCGACACCACATCGGAAGCATCCACCTGAACATCCAACTCGTTGGTCGCGTAGTAGTCGACGATCCCGTGGATCTTGTTGTCCAACTCCGGCTGCAAAGCCTCCAGGGCTGCATCGTTATCCGCCGCGCCAGCAATAGCCGCGCCAGTAGAGGTGACATCGGTAACATCGGCCAAAACGTGGTCGTGGGCGAGGTCGGCCTTATCGTCCAGCCCCTCATGCGCCCCTTCGATACCGTCCTCGATGTGGTTGAGACGGTCCGCCGACAACGGGGTGTTCGTCGAGGGAACGTTCTCCCACGACTGCTTCGAATAAGCCATACCAAACCCCCTCCTAAGGTTGCGCCCGCAAACCCCTCGGCACCAGGCACGAATAACCGTCACCCGGAAGCACCGCAAGGGCAGTGTTGATCATTTCGGTGATCGCCGAAGACCGATCCAACACGGTCGCCGGGGGCCGCCCCTCGGCGGTGACCTCCCACCCGCCAACCACGCGGGCGGCCTGCACAATCAACGTGCCGTCACGGTCAAACAAGCCCATCATGTCGTTGCCGAATGCGACGATCTGATGATCAGTTTTGATGTTCAAAACAGTTCCCCTATCCAGGATTTCAGGCGACTATGCGGGGCGTCACGGAGATGCTCGCCCCCGTACCGGACACCTCCACGTCACCGTCGTCGAAAGCTTCCGAACCGACGAACGTGCCCGACGAGCTGGCCGACCAGATGCCGCCCTCCACGTAGGTGCCTGCCGCCACGGAGATTTCAACCTCGTCGCCGGTGTTGGTGCCCGTGGAGCCCGACGTCCACGACGTCTGCTCCCGCGCATATCCACCACCCGTGGCTTCATTCGCCCCTGTGGTGCCAGCAGCTCCGGTATGCACACTGATCCAGTCACCGAGACCGGCGATAGCGTCCGACGCTGCCTTGTGAGTTGCATTGGGAATGCCCATGATTGTTTCCTTTCGGGTTATACGGGATTGAGCGGGACCGCCATGGCGGCCCATGTGCCCGACGAGCTTGTCGCCGTGAAGTTCGTGGCCGTCGTCGCGTCGCTGATGGTCAGGATCGGGAACAGGCCCGAACCCGAGAATCGGTTCGTTCCGCCAGAGGGTGTAAACGTCCGGTTCCCCATGTTGGCGAACGAAACGACTACCCGGCCACCGTCTCCAGGCGCGGACGCCGACAGGCTTGCCGAACCACTGTTTCCGTATGACTTCTGCACAGTGCCGGTGGTGGTCGCGTTCAGATACGAGGCCGCGACAGCGCCCACCCACCCGAAGCCGGTGGGTTTGTTGACCGTCACCTGCTTGGACCCGCCAGCAACACCATGAATGACGTACAAGTGTTGGGAACCACTGCCAGCGTCATTGTTTAGAGCCTGGCTGCCGATAAGCGTCATCGCTGATCCGTCGTAGGTGACGGAGGCGATCGTGTCGCTGCCCTGTACGACCAGTGACACCAGTACCGACGCTCCGGCGGTGGCCGTGTGGTTGAACGAGAACGTCGACGTCGTTTGCTGGGACATGGTTACCGCGTCGAACGCCACCGGGTCAACACCGTCATTACCCACAGCGTCCATACCGATTTCCGGGGTCAATGTCAGCTCGAACTCGCGGTAATACCGCTCCGCGCCGGACATTCCAACCTGCGGGGACAGTTCGATCCCGAAGCCCTTCGTGAACCCGAGTGCGGTACCCATGCCGACCTGCGGGTCCAGTTCGATACCGAACGACCGCGCAAACTTCGGCGCGGCCTCGAACCCCAGGCTCGGTGTGAACGACAACCCGAAACCGGGGGACTGCGCGCGCGGCGTCGGGAACAGCGACACCGACGGATACAAATCCTCGGACGGAAACACCGGCTCGAACGCCGCCGGACCACGCATCGCGATATACGGCGCGAACACCAGACCGAACGACGTCTTGCTGTGGCTGGCCGCAGCCATTCCCAGCGAGACCGGCACCGACAAACCGAAACTCGCACGGTTGTGCGCCACGGCGGCCATGCCGATCTCGGGGGTGAGGGTGACGCCGAACTCTTGTTTCGGACCGCCGTAGCGGAATCCCACCTCAGGAGTGATGGTGACGCCGAATGAGACGTGGGACTCAGCCCACCAGCCAACAGCCACGCTCATCCCCCAATCTGCAAGTTCACCGCCATACCAGCCCACCTGTTCGGCTGCGCCGATGTAGCGCTCACCGTCCCCGTCCTCGTGGTTGTGTTGACACACAGGGGCGGGGCGATCCCCGACTGCTCCGCGCGCAAGCGCGCCCCCAGAATCGTTGTCAGCTTGGACGACGACACCCCCCCGGCCCCGGCCGAGAACGCCTGCAGCGTCACCCCGCTCGGTACCGTCACCGACTGGCTGTGCGCAGTACCGTTACCGTGCGCGAACGTCGGCGCGCCCACCGACACAACATCATTGAACGAAATGGCATACGCACTCACCCAGCCCGGGCCGGTGGCCTTCATCTGGCGAGCAACGCCGGAGCCTGCGTTCTCCATGCGGAAAATCGCCAGGCCCCCATTCGCCGGATCGCCATTGTGCGAAACGGACCCGAGAAGTACACCGCCGGCGCCGCCATACGTGGCAGACGGGGCTGAGCCCGCGCGGTCCCACGCCACCACCGCGAACACCGTAGCCCCCTCGGAGGCCTTGAAGTTCACAGTGGCGCTACCGACACCAGCCCCAGCCCCCGACACGGCATCAAACCCAACATCCACCGGCTCCGGCGGCACCGGCCAGTTCTGGTCATTCGTAATCGTTCCGGGATACAGATACTCCGCCACCCGCACCCAAATTCGCGTGTAGCCCGCGGCCGGGGGGTTGGAGGTATTCGAGTTCTCGTGCAGCGTGAATGTCGCACCCGAGTCCCGCTCAAAGAAAATCGTGGACGACCAGCCACCCGAGAACAAACCGGGATGGCCGAACCATGTACCGAACGACTCTATCCCGTACCCGTAGTAATACTCGGAAGGAATGTAGAACCCGTTCGCGTACGGGTCCCACCCCGTGGGATGCTTCCAGAACGTTGACAGCCACGCGTCATACGACTCGGGCGACAGGCCCATCGCGTTGTCCCGCAACGCCTCCGCGAACTTCGTGTAGTCGTTGATGTTCGTCGCCAGCGCCCCGGCAGCGTCGAGGAAGTTCGGGTTGAACGTGTCAGCGATCGACGCTGGGGGTGGAACTGGACCGATCGGCGGCCATGACGTTTCCGTCAGCCCAAGAGGGTCTATGATGTCTTCTTTGAAGATCTGCTTGATCGGCCGATGGGCCGGGTCAACAATCTCTAGAACCATCCCGATCAGCGCAAAGTTGGAGTTCGTATACAGGTAGTCGGTGCCGGGATAGAAATTTGACGGCCCCTTCATCGTTGACAGGAAGTCCTTCGCGCCCGTCCACGGCCACGTCGGAAACAGCGTGACCCAGAGCGCGTTGATACCCGCCGTGTACTCCGCGATACCTGACCGCATGGACAGCATGTGCCCCATCGTGATCGCGGTACCGTTCGGAATTCCCGGAACGTACTGCTCCAGAGTGTCATCCAAAGAGATCAACCCTTTATCGACAGCCTGGAAGAACGCAATCGCGGTGAACATCTTCGTGGATGAACCCATGCGGAAGTGGTCATCCAACGTCAACGGGCGAACCGTGCCGCCCACGGTGGTGCCGTACGCCTTCGCATAGTTCCCGCGCGGACCGGTGATCTGCAACATCACCCCCGGCTGGCCGGTCTCCGCGCGGGACTCCTCCACAATCAAATCCACCATCGCCTGGTCCTCCGGCGACAACAAATCACCCGCAGTGTGCGCGGGAGTGGTGAACTCGTAGGTATCCGACGGGTCCGACAACCAGCCGGCGTTGTCCACCGTCTTCACATAGAACTCGTACGTGGTGTTCGACTTCAAACCGTTTGTCCCATACGGCGGCAACACCGGGTCGGGATTCAACTGAACGAAATCGCCCGAAGCGTCCTTCTCTTTCGCGTAAACAAAATACCCTTTGATTGTCATACGTCTGTTGCTCCAGACCACGTAATCGTGATAGTGCTGAAAGTTGAATCGACCAGCTCCACCAACGTCGGAGCAGTGGGGGGCGTCAAATCCGGGTCAGGGTCAGGCAGCGGGTCGGGCCGGAAGAACACCCAGCCGCCACCAGGAGCGCCATTTCCGCCGGACTGAAAGGCCGCCAACGAGCCCTTGCCGCCGTTACCGGCACCACCAGCGGGCGCACCGTGGCCGCCCATGACCTTCTGGTCAACGCCGCCCACATAGTCCTGGCCATTGAACGTGAACGTGCCCGGGCCTCGGCCAACAGGTTTCGACAGAAACCCTTCAGTGGTACCCGCCGAGCCACCTTCGGCGACAATGGAATACGTGTCACCCCCGGGCGTGGAGATAGACAACGTGGTGTTACCACCGGCCGCGCCGTCACCCGGACCGCCCACGCCGCCAGCGCCCGGGTCGAGGGTGATGATGGCGTTGTCGCCGAAATGCTCACCGCGCACCCATGTGGTGGCGTTGAACTTCCCGGGCTGACCGGCCTGACCGTTGATACCCAAGGCCCAGCCCTGCGCACCACCACCACCAGCGCCCACCGCAACCGGGTCGATGTAGTTCACCCAGTTCGGCACCGGGAACACCGTGGACGCGGTACCAAGGTAGACCTTCAACGGATCGTGATGGTCGCCGCCGGAACCTGTATCCACGGCGATACTCACCCACGGCACATCACCCGAGCGGGTCACCGACGCCTTCGCAATCGACGACGGCGGGCTATCCGGCGACGTGTTGTTTCTGGTGGCCGCCAGCGACACAATCTGCGACGTCGGATGATTCGGCAAATCCGCCACACGGCCACGCACATAATGCGTACCGCCCACCGGGACAAGCTCATAGGCGTACGCCTCAGACGCCACCACGGGAACCGGGTCATCCAGCTCGTAGGAGATGAACTCCCCGGGCGCGGCCGTGCCGCCCAAAAGCCCCACGATGTTCGGGGAATGGTGCACCAGCGTCCAGTCGCCCGACGCCAAGTCGACCTTCCAGATGTTGACGTAGAACTCGGTGATCCCCGAAAGGCCGTAGCCGATCCACGACACCACGCCCAGCGGCATCGACTCTTCAATCAAGTCAACACCGATGAGCGAATTGCCCTGCGTGGCCTCCAGCCACGTCGTGACGTTCGACAGCGGGAAGTTGGACCGCTCCGACGGCAACAAACCACTATCGACGGGCTTGTTGGTCCTGATGCCAAGGATGTCCCACGAGAACAACCCCAAGCTAGCGCGCGAGGCGATCTCCTGCAACACGTTGAACAGGTCGGCGATACCAGCACCAATACCCGGAAGGCCTACCAGGCCACCGACAATGCTGTTGACGATGTTCTCGATGGTTTCCCGCAGATTCTCGGGGCCGAGCATGCCCGCGATTGACTCCGGGGAGATGTTGCGCAAAGCGTCGAACAAATCCTCCAGCGTGTTCTCAACGGTCTGCACGCCGCCGCGGATCGCCGACACCACCGTGTCAATCGTCAACTGCACCCGGGCCAACAAGGTTTGCAGAATCTCCGGAAGACCCTCGACCCACGACTGCTGAATAACGCCGGTCTGCTTGACCTCGGCGTCATCCCACCAGAACGTGCCCGCAGTGGCGTCTTCGGTCACCACGAACCGGGTCTGCACACCAGTCACCCCAGCGGGCACCCGATACTCCCCCGACAGCTCCTTACCGGGCCACGCCAAGTTCGCGTCCTGGGGGGCGTACGCGTTCAAATCCACAGGGGCCTGTGCAACGCCGTCGATGTACGGCACCACCTGCAACCGAATCGGCGCGCCCGTGCCCACATACCCCTCATGCGACACAAACACCCGGGCAGTGATTGTCTGCCCTTCGCTCACCGCGAAGAAATCGCCAACATTCTGCCCCGACCGCAGTGCCTTCAACGTGCCGTCAGCAACGACCTTCCCCGCGCCCGAACCATCCCCGCTGCGAGAATGCGACGGGTCCACCACCCAATCCGCATTGCTACCGACCGACCCCTCAGGGAACTTCGGTGCGGGCAGAATGTTCGGCGTCTGATTCGAGATGCCACCGATAGGCAGGATCGTCAACAGACTGGGCAGCAGATTCCGCAGCGGCGCAATGATGATGTTCACCAGCTGCACCGCAGCCTGGATGGGGTTAAAGCTCGGATCGTTGAAGTTGATCGACTGGAAGAAATTCCGGATGTTCGTGAAGAACTGGGTCAGTTCCTCAATCCCGCCACCAACAAGACCCGTGATCGCCTCGATGATGTCGCCGAGGATGGGGATGTTCAATGCCCAATCACGCAACTGGTCGAACGACGCCTCACCAGGGATGAACACCCCAGCGACAGCGCGCACCACCCACGCCAAAAACTGCTCAATGAACTGCTCACCAATCTCAAGCAGCTGCTGAACAGTGAACGGACGCTGCCACTGCAACGCCGACTGCTCCGGGTGAATACCCGGCTCAGACGGCACCGCATGCGCCCACTCCGGCAACGGATCAAACGATGACGTCATGACAGCGGAAGAACCTCAACCGAAAACATCGACGTGGAAGCAGAAGTCGTGTACGTCACCGACCCCGCCTGACGTTCACACCGAAAATAGATCGTCGCCGGTGTACCGGCCGCCACACGATCAAACCCATCCGATGAACCCGCCGCAGGACCCGACACCAGGATCAGCCGCTCCGATTGCGCCACACCGGGGCACCGTCCGATCACGTTGCCGCCAGTCTCACCGTTCAAACGGGCCACAAGATCAACCCGAACATCGGCTCCCTCACCGGTGACGACCGTGTAGCCCTGCACGCGCGGCCGCCAATCGAACGGCTGCGCCGGGATAGACACCTGGGCCAGAGTCGAGTTCGCATTGCCCGAGGCGGTGTTACTGATCGACGCCGGAACATACCGATCCCCAACACGTTGCGCCGCCAACACGAACCCGTCAGCGGTCGAGTTCACCACCGGCACCTGCCCCGCGACCGGGGACGGGTCCACATCCGTTGGGTCCCACACCGACTCACCATCATCGCCTTTAGCTCCCGCGTGCAGGGCGAGGTTCAACCGGTACACGCCAGGCGTGGAAGTGGACGGCGGTGTGATCTCGGTGAACGACGCTTCCGCCGGGGTTGGGTCGTCCGGGTCCAGCTCCGTCAGGTTCACTGTCGTATCGAACGTGGCCGGAACACCAGGTTCGCCCTGCTCGATCGCGGGCACGCCAACACCGATCCCGCCCTGCGGCCGCAACTGGAGGATCGCCGCGCCAGCAGTCGGATCGACAGGAATCTCCACGATTCCCTCAAACAAGTAATGAGTCCCAGCGGGGTTCAAAGGCCACGACATTAGGGCACGCTCCATTCAAATAGGGCGAGTTGCAGAAGAAATAGGATTGGGGACGCTTATCCCTGCGGTGACAGTGTGAGCACAGACAACGTTTCAAAAATCCCCGTGATGAACCGCTGATGTTTCGCCAACGGGGCCTCCGACTTACGGCCATCCCCCATTTGCAGAAGAACCTTCCGCTCATCCTGGGTAACCCGCCACATCACGTTCTCGATGTAGTCAGTCACCATGCGGGTACGCGACATGAACACCAGCGACATCAGGCCGCCGCGAAAAACGTCACGCCCCAACGCATACTGGGCACCGTTGCGGAACTGCACCGTCGCCGTCGTCTTGCCCTGCGAATCAAACAAAGCATTGATGAATGCAAAGACTGTCTCGATGTTGTACGGCGCCGACGCGGTCGGATAGAACCGCTCGATCGCCGGATGGTAGGGGCCGACGTCGTCTCGCCGGTCGTAGTGCTGGATCAGCTGGAACGCCAGGAAGCTGTTGTTCAGGAACCCCGACAGCAGATCGGACGGTATGCCGGTGAACCCGACGACGATCATCAGCGAGTCGATCAGCCATGCGAAGGTGGCATTCATGAGGTCGTTCAACCACTTTGGGCTACGTCCACCAATAATGTGCTGCCAACCCTCGGGTGTGTGGTCGGTGATCGTGCACGCATCGATACCGGTGTCCTCACCTGGCTCGGGTGCGACGAAATAGGCGTATGGCTGCTCGAAATCCACACCCAACGCGGGCGCATAGAACACGCCGTCCATGCCGGGAACCTGTTTGATGACTGGTTTGAAGATGTCCCCCAGCGACCCGCCAAGGTCAATCGTGGTGCGCAGCACCGAATCCAGCACGGTTTTCGTCGGGCCAGTGATCTGCGACCGGTCCACTGTGGAAAACACGTAGGTAGGCTGGTCCAGGTTCGCCCACCGGTCAGGCTGCGGATCACCCGGCAGCCACAAATCCATGCGAGTATCCACACCGTACGACTGGGTAACGTCCTTGATGACGGCCTGAACGGTTTCCATCCGCACTGTCCGCGCGACCATCGGCGACGTGTCCAACAACGGATTGGTGCGTGACACATACACCGGGGTTCGCAGCATGCGGGTAAACGCCTGCACCGACAACCCATCACGCGACAACGCCTGCAACACAGTGCCGAACCATGCCCGGATATCCGGGTTCAACGACAAGCCGTTGTTGATGAACTCCAGCCACCCGGACTGCAACCGCAGAGCGCATTCTGCGACCATGTTCTCAACGACGGTTTGCAACGCCCACACGAACACCGCGTGTGAGAACGGCTGCGCCTGAATCGGCAGCCACCACGACGGCCAAATCACGTAGTAATTGAGGATGTCGCGGATACCGCGCAGTTCAGCGGTGCCGGTCCATGCGCTGTCGCGGTACTCGTAGGTGTGGTTCTTCGTGTAGAACGCATACCGCAAACCCGCGGTCTCGACGATGACACCGACCATCGTCTTTTTGCAGTCCATGAACAAAGGGATGAGAGGGCTGTTCCCTTTGAGGACGATCCGGCCGGTTTCAACATCGTTGCGCGGGTCAGCACCCGACGCCTCGATCAGGTCGCCACCGACAGCGCCCATCGGCTGCCAAAACTTGTCGCACACCGTGAACCGGAACGACGTGTCTACCTTCGATTTGCGTTCCGTCAACGCCCGCGCGGTTCGTGCGATCCTGTTCGGGTCGCCGGACTGGAGGGCGGATTGCCATGCTGCTGTTTCGCGTTCAAACTTCGACAACCGTTATCCCCTCCTTTCCCAGGTTCACAGGCGCCACAAATTCACCCCTCACCGAGGTATCGGCCGGTGGCTACATCGGGTAGCGGCGCAACGGAGTCCCCGAAAGAATCACCTTCGAGTCAGCGTTGCCACCAACAATTTCTGTCTTCACAAAGAACTGCTGCGCCGGTTCGCCAGGTGACTTCGCGGGGATCGCCGCGTTCTCACTGAACCGGCCCGACAGGTACTTATAGAAATTGCCCTGCGGGGGAACAATCCCAAACAGCGACCCAATCTGGTCGGTGAACGCGTTCCGCTCCGAGAAGAACGACAACAACGACTTCACCGCCTGCTGGAAAATGTTCAACTCCTGCGGCGACGGCGGCACCGACGTCAAATCCTGCACCAACGTCGTCTGTGAGCGCGGGTCGGTACGTAGGAACACAATCTGATTGGGCAGCAGCGGACCAAACTCCACATACTCATCCGCGCCGGGACCGTCATACAACCGGAACGTGCCCGGGCCAAACAAGGTCGCATCCCAATACATCGGCTGGTCACCAACATTGACCATCGACACAAACCCCGACTGGGTGACATTCGCATTGTCGCCCGCCGACACTTTCCGCACCGGAGCTGGTGTCGCCTGCGTGATCAACGCGCCACCGGCCTGCATACCAAACCCAATACCCCGATAATCCGGGCCAAGCTCGCTACCAGTGCCGGTTTCCTTGTGCGACAAGATCGGCAACCCATTGCGCAACACTTTGAACATGCGCGGATCGCCCTCATACCCGGCAACCAGGGTGAACTTCTCCCCAATCAGCGGGGCCACCAGAAGTGGCCGCTGAAACATCACTGTCTGCGAGAAGTTGTTGAACCTCGACAGCTTGATCCAGTTGCCCTGCACCCGCATGCGGATGCCATTACCGTCCCAGTCTCCGTTGCTGTCGCGGCCCATGCGAGCCCACAGGTCGTTCGCCCCACTATCAGGCAGGCTCCACTCTTGGAACCCGCCGAGCACCATCGACACAACCTGATTGTCGGTGTCGGTGTCGAAGTCTTTGTACGGCCCGCACACCACCTCGCGGGTATCCGTTGTCAGCGGATCGTCCGGGTCGTCCCGCCACCTCGCCTGGTCACCATTGGCGTAGACGTACCCGCCGCCGTCACCCTCGTAGTACAGCGGCCAGTCCGCGCCGAGGTCCTGCGTGCCCGAGGTGTCGTAGTTGAACGTGTCGGTCATCGACTCGTACTCGAACTGGAAACTCGCCGCGTAGTCGTAGGTACGCCAGAACCCCGAATCGGCCCGCAGTCGCAAACTTTCACGCTGCCGCTTGCCGATCTCCAGCGGTGCTTGCGGCGCGCCCTGGAACCACCTGACCGGCGCCCACCAGTGCCCCATGTCGTGGGTGAGGAAGTTCAACGTCGCTTCCTGCTTCGCGTCGATCGACGCGACCAGATCGCGGTAGACCCTGCGCGTCCACTTCGGCGACCGGCCACGGCATTCCACCCCCACCTCAACCTCAATCGGGTCGTAGAGCGCATCAATATTGGTGATTCCGTCCTCGGTGGCGCCCTTCTGGTCGATGTGCTTCCACGGCGGGATCAACCCCTTGAGTGATGTGAGGTGCACCATCTCCGGGGCTACAACCCGGTCAGGGACCGCCATCCCGCCCATCATGTGGAAAGTGATCGACTCGTCGTAGGCGTCGAGCCACATCATCGGCTTTTCACCCTTGGCGAGGTCATACCATCCGTGCGGGGTTACACCAGTGGCGGGGTAATGCTTCTTAGCCATTTACCCTCCCGGCATGACGTACTGGTTTTGCAGGTGATACGCGATGTCGCGGCCTGTACCGTCTTCGGTGGCGCGCTGGTTGTTGACCGTGATGTTCGTGTCGCCACCCTGGTTGACTTGGGTTTGACCCTGGCCTGTGGCCTGTGGGTCGATGTCCTTGCGCTGCTGGGATGCTTGGCCGGCCAGGTTCGGCAACGCCGGGGCCGCACCAGCAATCCCCCCGGCAATGCGGGTGATCCAGTTGTTGTTCGCCAAATCCGAACCACCCGTAGGCAAGAACGTTTCCATCAACCCTTGGGCGCCGATCGCGGCGACTTGACCGCCGTACTCGATGGCACGGTTGATCAGCTTCACCCCAGTCTGCGCGGCCTGACCCGCACCCGGGGCCATCGCGTCCAGCGCCATACCACCGGCCTGCACCGCCATGCCAAGCGCACCACCACCGTCCATGCCGATACCACCTGAACCGGACCCGGCATACGGTGCGACGTTCGCCCCGATGTTGGTGGTGTTCGTCGGCCCGCCAGTGAACAGGCCTTGCGGTGCGCCAGCGGCCATCGGGCCGCCACCACCGCCCGTGGTGGGCAGCGGCGCAGGATTCGTCGCCCACGCACCCGACGACACCGGAGCCGGCGGGTTATTCAACGCAGGGTTGGTGTTCTGCGGGCTGTACAACCCCGGCGCGCTAGCAGCCGCCGCTGACCCGCCAGGAACCGACGTCACCGGACGGTAATACCGCGACGTCAACGATGGATCGTCAGCACCCTGCGACCCTCCGAGCCCCCGCTGAGCTGCGGCAGAATCGCTACCCCAGTTAAACGGCGTCCCGCCAGGCAGCGTCGCCTGCATGTGACCACTGTTGAACGCGACCCGGAAGTCGCCAGGCCCACCTGACCCCGGCACAAACCCTCGGGACTGCAACCATTGATCAGCGTTATGTGTGGAAAGTGACCTACCCTCGGTGGACCTGCCATCGAGAATGTTGACCAGATCCTCAACAGCGCTGGAGCAGTCGCCCAATCCTTTTGTGAGGTCGGCTGCTTGGACTTGCGCGTACCGGCCCGCCGGAACGTTGGCGAGTAGCGCCGCGTCACCGGGATAGGCACCGATCGGCGTCATGGACACACCGGTCGTACCGGCGGACGGGTAGGAGCCCCGGTCGTACTGGTTGTTCTGGTACTGCGGCCCGAACACACCCTGCGCGCCGAGCACACCCATCAACCCGTGCCCGCCCTGGGTCGGGTTATAGGCCGAAATGGCCTGCAACTGCCCCAACAACGGTGCCGCAGCGAGGTTCGCCACGAACTTCGTGATGTTCTCCGCGATCCCCGCCAAACCCTTCGAGATACCGAAATCCTGATCAAGCTGGGCACCGATCTGCCCCAAATCCTTGACATGCTTGTCGGTTTGCTTCGTCAGCTTCTCGTACTGATTCGCGCGGGCATCACTCATGCGCATCTCGGCGGCCTGAAGGTCGCGTTCAGCTTCGATCACATCGTTGCGGGCCTTGAGGCGGTCCTGCTCGGTGGCTTCGGTGGACTGCTCCAATTGGGCGGCGCGGGCACGCTTCTCCGCCAGTTTGTGACGCGCATCCAGATACGACGACTCAGCGGAGAACACGGCCGCGTCGGGTGGCATACCAGCAATCCCCGGCGGCAACGTCGTGTCATACGGCAACACAGGCGCATCCGGCAGCTTCGGGCCAGAACCACTACCACCATCAGCAGCCCCCACCGCGCCCGGGAACAGATCAGCCAACGGGCCATCCGCGGGTGCCCCATCCGAACCAGGCGCGCCGCCACCACGACGCCCGCGGCGATCCTCCACGGAAACATCCAATGGAACCTGACCGGGAAGGTTACCGAACGGGGACGCTGGACCGTTCGAGTTCGTACCCACAAGCCCTGGAATCGGAATGCCGCCAACCGTTGGCGTGCCAGGTCCAGACCCGCCGCCGAGCTGAGGAAGCGGAGACGGCTGCGGATCAACCCCAGTGCCGCCCTGAATGTTGCGGTCCCACCACTCACGGGCACTGCGACCCAACTGATCCGGCGTATTGGAGTGATTCCAGCTATCCGCACCTGGAATCGCGTCCTGAATGGCCTGTTCAATCTCAGGGCCGTTCTGCGCAACCAGGAACGCCAGCCACGCTGGGACCGCCACACGCGACAACGCGGCAGAGATTCCCTTGGCTGACTTATCGGCCGTCGCGGGAAGACCGGCCAATGTCGTGCTCACCGTTGAGAGGGATTGCGTCAGCGCCGTGATGCCAGCTATGGACTTCCACGCCACGAACGCGGTCACCACGTCCCCAACGCTGATACCGATCCGGTCGAGCATTTCGACTACGCTCGACAGCGCATCCCACAAATCCTGCGCAGTCTCAGCAGCTTCCTCGAAGGTGCGCTTGATGTCGTCCTTGTGCGCGACGATCCACGCGTTCAGGTCATTCAGCTTGTCGGTCACATTGTTGATCGACTTGGCAAGCGCGCCAGGACCCTCCGTCGTGTCCAGCGGGTCGCCGAACAGCGCCGAAATGAAGTTCGCCCCAACACGCCCCACAGCGGCATTCATGTTCGACAAGGCGCCGTCAACAGTGTCGGCCAGCTTCTTCGACATGCCACCGAACTGGCCCTCAATCGCCTGCACAAGCATGCCGAACGAAATCGTGCCGTCCTTCGACATCTTCTGAATCTCAGCGCTCGTCAGGCCGAACTCTTTCTGCAACGCCGCCTGAACATTGATGCCACGCTCATTGAGCTGCAACATCTCTTCAGCCTGCAGCTTGCCCTTGTTGAACACCTGGTTGAAGATGATGGCCAGGTCGCCGAACTTCTGCCCAGATGCACCCGCCGCGTCCGCGATCGCAGTCAACGCCGCCTGCAACGGGCGACCCTGCTTCACCCCACCAGCAAGGAACTGAGTAGCCGCCTTCGCCGCCTCGTCCAACGCAATCGGAGTGCCAACAACGACCTCGTTGATATCCGACATGATCGTCTTAACCTGCTCGGCGCTGTTCCCCATCGCGGAAAGACGGTGCGATGTCGCATCAAGAGACTTGTACCGATCAAACCCCTTGAACAGGGCAACACCGGCGGCGCCGATAATGCCCGTCGCGGCCGCCGTGAACGCCGTGCCCAACGCACGACCAGCCAACGCGCCAGCCTTCGACGCCGCACCCTCATACCCCGACAACGCAGCCGAAAACCGGCCCGCCACAGGCAACGACGACGCAAGAGACGAACCAAACGACGAACCAAACCCCCGGCCCGCCGACACACCATGCGACGAAAAACCATCAACAATACGAGAACCAGCCTGACGCGTCGCACGATCAACCTCACGCGACAACTGCTCGCCAGCATTACGCCCCGCAGCCGCAGCCTCCCGGCCCACATTCTCACCGATCGCACGACCAGCAGACGACCCCGCGCGCGCCCCAGCCGCCTCCATCTCACGCTCAATGTTCTTCGCCGCCACCGCAGCAGCACGCTCATCAAGACGGGAAATAATGTCCACGTAGATCGGCATCAGACACTCACCTCCCGTCACCAGCCGAACAGATCGGCCTCAACCTCACGCTGCAACTCATGCGCCTCAACCGACGCACGCGCCTTCTCCAGCCGATCAACCGGATCCTCAAACGCAAACGGCTCATACACAGCCTTACGACTCTTCGACGCATGAAACGACGCTCGAAACCTGGCGATCTCGTTATACGTCTCCGCCGCGATCAACTCCGGCTCAGACCAACGCCCACCACGAACAGCCCGCGCCACCGCACCATCAACAGGAGCGAAATCCACATACAACTCCCGAACGCGCTCCTCGGTGTTGTCCACGAACCGCACCCCGAACAGGTCCAGCAACTCCAAACTGGACAGCCTGCCCTGATGCCAATCCGCAACACTCAACCCGAAGAAGCGCCGCAGATCACTCGCTATCTGCCTCGGATACAGTCTCCAAAACCACTGGGCCTCCATCACTTTTCGAGTCGGACTCAGCTCGCTCCGCGATTGTGAAGCCCTGCTCGGTCCACGCCCGCCACACATCACGGGCACCAGCGGGACGCCCGTTGATTTTCTTCGACCGCAACACCTCGTAGGTGTCCATTCCCAGCACGACCTGAACGATCCGCACTTCACGCGGCGGCGACACACGCTTACCGTCCTTGTAGTACGGGGGGCCTTTCACCGCGCCGGGGCGGGTCTCCGCCGGCAGGACCATCTCGTTGCCGTCTCGGTCCTTAACTTTCTGCTCCGGGATGTACAGGTCAGGTTCCCGGTCGTAAGTTTCGATCTCTTCGAGGTACGCCTCGTAAGCTTCCAGAGCGTCGTCGTCGAGCATCCGAAGATTCGGGTGAGGCGGGATCGACATCGTAGTTCCGTCGTCGAACCGAAGGACACGATCAGCGAACGGGGAATCGAACTCGGTGGCCTGCTCACGGGCCGCGGCGCCATTGTTGGTGGGCTTCGAAGTAGTCATGAGAATTTGGGGCTTCCTTTCACGCAATCACGGGGGCTTTAGGGGGGCTGATAAGGGGGGCCTGCCGGGTGGGGGCCAGCCCCGGACGCACCATGCGGCGCGCCACAAACACCCACCCGGCAGGGGCTTTTCTGGCTAGCTGCCGTCCGAGTACTGCTCAGCCCATCCGGGGCCACCCATCCACACGTAGAAGTAGCCGGGAACCAGTGCAATCGTCCCAGCCGGATCGGGCCGCATGAAGTACTCGTTCGGCAGCACCTTGTACGTCAGGTCCGCCGTATCAGGATCGGTCTTGGACCGCTGCTTGGACGCCTGGTCGTCCAGCTTCACCGCCGGATAACCCTCAGCGCGGTAAATGAACCCGCCCGAGGTGCGGCGCGCATACAGCAGCAGCAGCTGGTACTCCGCCGAGTCAGCGTCCAGCAGCGGACCCTCACCGTAGTCAGGGGTACCGGGAAGCGCGACCAGCGGATTACCGGCGTTGTCGCACAACGGAAGTTCCGACTCCAGCCGGTGAATCAGCGGATCGGCCGTACCGAGCGCCACGAACCGCACCGAGTACGACTTCTCCGTCACCTCAGAATCGACCGGGAACTTCGACTGCAACACCATCAAATCGTCAGAGGTGACGTCCGGTTCACGTTCCGCACCGCCATCCTCAGGGTTGCAGCCGATGTGCCACCAGCCCTCATTCGGGTCGGTGTTGTACTCGTACTTGCCGTTCACCTTCCGGCGGATGAAAAGGTCGTCGCGAATCTTGCCGTCCTGCGCGAACGGCGACCACTTCACCGTCACGCAATCATCCTCGAACGGCGACATGTCCGTCGCCGCGCCGCGGTTGTCACGAATGAACACCGCCTGCAAACCGCCACGCTCAATGAACGGCTTGTGAATGTCAGTGAATCCGCCGGCGCTCCAATCGGTGCCGGTCATTGGCTGCGTCATAGGACGCTCCTCTCGATCATGATGGGGGGACCGGATTGCAAAAAGAACTCCGGCGAAACAAAAAAGACCCAAGCCCCAGAAATCGGGCGAGGGGCTTTATTTCTTTGGTTGTTTTCGGGCTGAAACTCAGGACAGGTACGGCAGGCCGACCTCGTATCGGCCCACGTACCGAACAACATGCGGATCGTCGCTGTACTCAACAGGAATCGGAGCCATCAACGACCGGCAATAATCAATCGTCACCAGCACACCCCCCGGAAGGGTGATCAACGTCAACGGATTCAACGACAGCTCAACCATCCGTTGATGCGTCAAACCGGCCTCCACGTCGGCGGCAGCATCACCAGCGGCGAACGTGTGCACAGACACAACCGCCACATCCTGCGCAACCTCAGGCGCATCCACACCGTCAACACGACGCACAACCCGGTGCGGCAACGGATCATTCGCCACCCTGCGCGTCGAAACCTTCCCCAGCGGAGAAAGCCACTCCACCAGCACGCGGTGAATACTCGGAGCGCTATCGATCGTCATAAGCGGTGCCGCCGAACTGCTTAGCCGTCTTCTGGGCCGGCGCATACTCGTCGTTGTGCACCGACCCGAACTCCACAAGGTGCGCCTGCGGATCGGTCGCGCCCACCTTGCCGCGTCCCTTGTTCGTGGAGCGTTCCGTCACCTGAACCGAATCGCGGTAATCGCCCGACGACACCGGAGAGTTCTGCTTCCACGCGGCGGCAACCTCATCCATGAACTCGTTGACGCCTTGATTCACCTCGGGCAGCTTGTCGAAGTCGTCGAGACTGATACCGAACTTCGCCAGCGGATTCTTCTTTGTAGGGCCACTCGCCACTGCTAAGCCGCCTTTCGTAACTCGGCAACCAGACCAGGTGCCCAGCCGTGGAACCCCAATGTCCAGTCCCGAACCGCGACAACATCGAACACGTCCGCGCCGAACTCGACACGATCCTTCACCGCCACTGGTGAACCCACCGGCAAATACAGGTCCACATCGACAACTTCCGTTTCGGTCATCGTCGCCGAACCAACCACCTGAACATGCGGCGCCAACTGAATAGCACCCACCGGAACACCAGGCCCGAACACCGGGATCGTGTTCCCCAGCCCATCCGAATCATCACCCACGTGCGGGTAGTGCGTCACAGTGAACGAAACGGGGAACGTCACAGCCGATGCACCGTGATAGTCGGGATGGGATGCGCGAACCGGCGAACCTCGGCAAGCTCATCGGCGGTGAACAATGAGGTGCTTGAGACCCACTCTGCGTTGCGCTGAGTGAACGGACCAGCCGTGAGTGATACGGCCTGCGACTGCACCGAACCGGGCTGCACCGTCAGATGTCGCGCAACCACAGACGCGACGAGCGCCGTGACGGCTTCCGGCGCGCCGCCGCCGACGTACTCAACCACCACGACCGTTCCGGTTACCAGTGGGCGCCCATTCTCGGATACGTCCACATAGTCACCATCCTGAGTGAAATCCACAGCAGCGCCGTCGATACCCTCAACGCTGCGGACCTCGACCACGAGTCCGGGAAGCCACACCCTGCCGTTGACCACGTTCGCCCGCACACGGGTGACGCCATCGGTGAACACTCGACCCGACGCGCGCTGGAACGCATCGCTGACACGCTCCAGCAGCGCGTCGGCCCGGGCTGACTGCTCATCAGTGAGGTCCGCGGCGCTGGACAGCCCCAGCGCCGCGGCAACATCATCGGCAGTAGCGAGCACTAGCTGCCCGTCTTGTTGAAGACGACCACGCCAGTGGGGCGGACAACCTTGCCGCCGTACACATGCAGAGCACGGATACGGTCAGAGAAGCTGTCCTGATCCCGCAGAGCCTCAACGGTGTCGATCTGCGACACATACGCCGCCGCCGACGGATGGAACGCGACGAACTGCTCATCGTCGGTGTCCCGCAGGTTGTTCGACTCCACGATCCGGGCGCCCAAGAGGTTCCCGATGGTGCCCGCGCGCAGACCAGCAGCGTCGCCGGAGGTGTCTGCACTGGTCAGCTTCGACCCGGACGACCGCAGCCAGAACGCCATCTCCGCGTTCACGACAACGACACGCCCCACGTTCGGGACGTTCGCCTTCGTCAGCTCCTTGAGCGCCGTGGCGATCAGGTCGAACGCGTCATCAGCGTCCGTAGGTGCCGAACCGCTCAGCGCGGTTCCGTTGTCCACCAGCAGATCGGCGATGAACTTGTCGGTGTCGGTGGCCAGAGCTGTGGCGCCCGCCCGGGTGTAGGCCTCCAGCGAACCAGCGACCTGAACCCGGTCGATGTCATCGACCAGGAAGTCGATCGACTTCTCCTGGTCAATGAGCAGATCGACGCCGGTGTCAGAAATGGCGTCCGCCGAGGTCTGCCGGCCAGCGGCCTTGTAGTCCTTGACGGTAGGTGCCACCACGCCAGCGATGTGCACCACGTTGCCCTTGCTTGCAGTGCCTTCGTACTCGCGGTTGACGAGGTTGGCGAAAACGGTCTGGGCGGTCCACTCCTCCAGGAGCATGTCCGACCAGAGTTCAGGAATGAAGTTGTTGAAAGCCATTTTTGGCTCCCTTCTGTGTTAGTGGAGTTCTCCACGTAGATAGCTGTCAAGTCGGCCCTCTTCGCGCGCCTTCTTTCGCTCGGCAGGCGGCAGCGCCGCGTACTCAGCCGGTGTGAGAGGCTTCGGGCCTTCAACCTTCTTGTCTGATGTGACTTCCGACGTCGGCACGGCCGACGATGCCGTTTTGGCCTTCAGCGCTTCTTCGATCCGCTTGTTGACGAACTCGTTCCACCGGTCGGCGGATTCGCGCATCTCTTCCTCGGTATCGCCATGAATGAACTCCGGATCGACTTTCGTTTCACGCGCCACATCACTTCGGATGCGTTCACGCTCAGCCGTCTCGAACTTTCGTGCCAGTTCTTCGATCCGGGCCAGCGGGTCGTCGCCGATCTTTTCCTGCGACTCCCGCCACTTCTTGGCGTCCGCGAAGTTCTCCTTGGCTTGCGCCTCGTTCTTGCGGGCCATTTTCTTCCAGAACTCGACCGTCTCAGTTGGTTTCGGAGCTTGCGTGGGCTCCTCAACCGTGGCGGTTGCGTCCTGGTCGCCTGCCGGTTCCACTGGCTCCGTTACGGCGCTGTGTTCCGACGTTTCTGCTGTCACATCATCAGACATGAGGGTTTGTTTCCTTTGCGGATGGGTTTTCTTTGTGACATGCCCGTTACGGGCCATGTGTGCGTTATCCAGACCGCCGGGGTCAGCGCTGGATGCTTCTGGGGCCTGAGAACTTCTGGTCACGCCATGCGAGGACGGGCCCAACCTCGCCGTGCTCCCGAGTGACGATCAACTTTCGGTAGTCAACGGCGCGTCCGCCGCGATCCGCGATACTCGCGAACGCCTTCACCTGGTCATGCGTCTCGTTGAGAAGCTCCGTGCTGATCGTGTCGAAGTCCATCCCCGGCGGGATCACGTCAATATCGCAATCACAGCCCGGATGAATGGGCATCAACGAGTTTTTGCGGTACCGCATGGTTGATGCGATGACACACAGCGCGCAGTTCTCTCTGCCGGTCAAGACGCGGCGGTAGAACTGGACACCGCTGCGGGCGAACGACGACCTAGCCTGGTGCGTCTTTGCAAGTTGCAGGTCGGTGCCCGCCAGGTTCTCGATACGACGCTGACCGGCCCGGAGTGCGGCCGCGACGCTCTTACCTCCCGACAGTGCCGTACGTGCTGTGATCACAGGTCGCGCGTACACCGTCTCCGACGGCACACCGCGAATCGCGGAAACCTCGACGGCCTGCACCGGTGACTGCTGGGTGACTTCTGCGATGTACACCGAAGTCATGGCCGCCATCGACTCTTGGGCCGCTTGGACAACCGGTGCCACCGAAGATGTCAACTCTTGCAGTCCACTGTCAGACAGCGTTACCGATGTCCACGCTGCGGACACATATTCGAGCAGTCTGCGCCTCAGTTCAGCGGTCGCAGCCGCATACTCAGCGTGATCCATCTTCCTGGGGACGCTGCACCGAGTTGCCGGCGAACAAAGTTATCTGCTCACGCGCCCTATCGAGATCGTCCTGCTTGATCTGATCGGCGTTGTAGTTCAGGATGTTCCGCCGGATAGACGCCCACGACTCGCCGGCCGCCTTAGCCAGAGATGCTGCGGAATACTTCTCCCCCAGCGTCACACGGTCAGGCGACTCAAACGACACATCAACGGTGTCCTCAACCGATTCGCCCTCAATCTGCAACGCCTTAACCAAGATGGCCTCAAGGCCGATCTTGGCTATCGACAACCGATCCTCACACTTGAACAGGAAGCCCTTCTCAATGTTGTGCGCACCCTCAGCTGACTGGTTCGCGCTGTCCGGCATCAGCATCGGCAACGGAGTCTTGGTCGCCGACGACAGCTGTCGAATATGCTCCTTGATCGCCGACAACATCGGAGTGAAGTCGTTCGTCTGCGATTCCCAGATATCAACCCCAGGGGGCAACTCCCACAACGCTCCCGGCGCGGCCTCAAAGATCGAGGCGTAGTCGATCGCGTTGCCGTTCTCATCGACCTTCGGCAACCCATGCTCCGTCGACTTCAACGCACGCTGACGGAAAGCCTGGATCGCCATCGTGGTCAACAACTGAAGCTCAGCCCGGTTGATCCGGTTGATGATGTCAATGTGAGGCTCCACCTCGCCCATGCCATCAGGGTTCTGGTACACCACCACCGGCGGCGGCGAACCGGTCACTACAGCATCACCAACCGGAACCCACGAGTCTGAGATTCGCGTCACCAGCCTGCGCCGGGACGACGACTGCACAAAGCACGGACGGGCGAACTTTTGCCACCCGTCACCCGACCACACAATCGCAAAATCCGACTCGGCATCGAGGTCCCGCCACCACCGCATAGCGGACCTGATCCGCCACGGCTGCAGCGGGTCAACGCTGACAACCATCGTTTCAGGAGAGTCAGCTGTGATCGTCGCCGTACCGTCATCACGACGCCAGCACGTCAAATACGACTCGCCGAAGTCCAGCCCATACTTGACCCACTGCTTACACACGGAATCCATGCGGTTATCCCGCCAGATGCGCCGTGCACGTAACGCCAAATCACTATCGGCGGAACCACCAACCGTGATGCCATTCGGGATGATCCGGTCAGCAACAGAGTCACGCACCATCAGACCCCAGTTGGTGCGCGCCTCACGCTGAAACGAACGCCACGCCGCAGACGTGTTCCTCGTCAACTCGGGCAGCGGAGCATCCCCATTGGAGTAACGCGCCAACAAACGCACCCGCGACATTCCGTCGTCGATACGCTTCGTCAATACCGGGAGCCATTCCGCTGGCGTTGAAGCAGTCAACAGCTGACCCCCTCTCTGTCTCTATGGCGACTAGTAGATCCGTCTAGGCGCAAACACTTTCGGGCGCGGACGTGCACCATCACGACGCGCATCAACACACGCCTCCCACGACAACATCCCCGCCATCGCAGCATCAAACTTGTCGGCCAAACGGCCATCCTGCTTCTGCATCACCCACAGCGGCTGGCCTGTATCGTCCACCAGCTTCAGCTCACGCCGCCCCGCATGACCCATATGCTCAACAAACTTCGGCCGCCACACATTGGCAGCCAGCGCCGCGTCGCCAGTCGCCAATGCATCGGCATAACCCTGCGTCGCAGCAGCCACACGCCTCAAACTGCCGCCGCCGCCAACCGCCCACTCCACAACCCGATCCGGGAAACGACCCGCCCACGCGGCGATCGTCGAATCCCAGCCCCACGGGTCGCAGTACATGCGCCACACCTCAAACCGGGCCATCATGTCCACAACGAGCGCTGTCACCTCATGCTCAGGGACTTCCCACTCTTCGACGTTCTCGGGCCGCTCCCAACAGCCCAACAACATCTGGCGTCCCGTCGCAATCTCAGTGACCACGACAGCCGTCGCATCTCTCCACCGCGACCCGTCAAACCCAGCGGTGACGAACGCTCCATCCGGCACCGTCTCATCGCACTGCACCAGGCGCGTCATATCGAACGCCTGAGAGCCAGACTTACGCCACCGATTCAGATAGACCCGCTCCCAGTAAGCGCGGTCAATACCCGTGCGGTCGTAGTCCTTCGCGATCCGCTCAAACTGCCCCGGCCCCCACTCCCCAATAGGGCCAGTGGCATCCGCGACAGCGGCGACACGCTTCTCCACGGTGGACAGATCATCATGCTCATCGCCAGCCCAGCGCCGAAAGAAGAACAGCGACGGGTCCTGCCGCTCACCCCTGGCGATCGACTCCGCCTCGGCAAGCACGTCCTCTTCGATGCTGCCCTGACCAGGCTGCCCAGCAGTCGACGTGTACAACGTCCACGGGTCCTCCATCGGCCGCTTCGGCATGTTCTGCAACATCGTCTCGTGCGCGTCACGATGCCTCGGCATAAACAACCGGTGCGGCTCATCGAAATGCTGAAACGTCGTCCGCGCGCCATCGCGAGACCCCGGAGCATTCGACACAGCAACAGCGAACCCATCCTCGCCACCCGAAGGCGACAACCGGACGATCCGCTCCTTGCTGATATCAAACAGATCAACATCGGGGCCGTTCTCCAAGATGTACTTCAGCACACCGAACGCCAGCTCCGACACCTGCTCCTCGGTGACCGCCATCATCGGAATCACCGGCGACCGCACCGGCCGACCCACAGGATTCCCCGCGGCGTCAAAACCGTCACACCGAACCGGCGCCTCTGGATGCAACTCCACACCGCAAATCCACGCCGCGAACTCGGTCTTGGCTACACCCTTCCTGAGTTCGACACCAGCCCGCTCGAACCGCCGACGGCCAGCCAAACGGTGCCCACGCGGATACAACTCATACAGCCGATACACCAGCGCGCGCTTCTCGTCATCGAGACGTGCAGGCTGACCCGACAGCGACCCCGGGCCGAACACCATCCGATCCTCAATAAAGTCGCACACCTGCGGACCCAGCGTCGGAAACGCCAAATCCACGGCCGGCACCTGAAGTACAGCCATCCAAGCTGCCTCGGTCGAACCGCTACGTCACAAGCTTCAGGCGCGGATCATCACCAGGCTCAGACCGGCTCACGGGCGCGGCCTCCGACTTCCGCCGCTTCGACCCCTTCGCCTTCGAATCCTCCGTCGCCTCAATCTGCCACTCCAGACGGCGGCGAGCCAACGGATTCGTCCCATAATCGGTGTCAGCCTTCTCCAGCCGAACCTGAGCCTCCGCCCGCGCCTTCGCGGTATCCGCAGTCCAAAAATCGTTGTACAACATCGCCACACGAAACAGCCCGTTGATATCCGAATCTGTGTACTCCGGGGCCATCGGCGACGCCCAAATGTCATTCCACCAACGCACCGTCAACGGATGCCACACCACACCATCCGGCAACTCAGGAGCGACCACATCATGATCCGCAGACAACGTAGCCCGCGTCGACGACTTATTGCGCCGAGCGCGCACAGAAGGATCTTTAGGTAGGGGTGGCATGACATTCCTCCCATTTCGGGAATCAACAAGGTATCAGCAAAACCGCAGGTCAACCCCATTTCGGGGCAGCCGCGAAACCCCCCGGTTCCGTACAGACCAAAATCTGCA